ATGCGGCAGGGGAAGGCAGTTTATCAGGAAAGCCAGACATTCGACCGGAAGGCGGCGGCCCAGAACTGGCTGAAGCGCCGAGAGGCAGAGTTGGCCGCTCCAGGCGCGATCGAGCGAGCCAACCGCAAGGGCGTCACTGTACGGGAAATGATCAAGCAGTATCTTGAGGAGTACGGGAAACTGCGACCGTTGGGCAGGACCAAGGAGGCGACGCTCCAGGCGATAGCTGCGACATGGCTGGGGGATGTGGTCGACCGGGACCTGACTTCCCAGGTGCTGGTCGAGTACGCAATGGATCGCATCGAGAAGGGCGGCGTGCAGCCGCAGACCGTAGGCAATGATCTTTCTCACCTCGGCGCCGTCTTGACGGTTGCACGCCCAGCATGGGGCTACGAGGTGGATCCGGTGGCCATGGCCGACGCCAGGCGCGTTCTGCGCAAGATGGGAGGGGTTTCTAGGAGCAACGAGCGGGACAGGCGCCCAACTTTGGAGGAGCTTGACACCATCCTTGCCTACTTCGTTGAAATGCGGGAGCGTCGCAAGCAGCAGATCGACATGGTTCGGATGATCGGCTTTGCGATTTTCTCAACGCGCCGCCAGGAAGAGATCACCCGGATCCGCTGGGACGCCATCGACGAAGCACGCCAGGCAGTGCTGATCACGGACATGAAGAATCCGGGCCAGAAATACGGGAATGATGTCTGGTGCCACCTGCCAGACCAGGCATGGCGCATTTTGCATTCGATGCCCCGGCGCGAGGAGTTCGTGTTCCCCTACAACGCGAAGTCGGTCAGCGCTTCGTTTACCAGGGCTTGCAGCTTCTTGGAGATCGATGATCTCCACTTTCACGACCTGCGCCATGACGGCATCAGTCGGCTTTTCGAGATCGGATGGGATATTCCGCGCGTGGCCAGCGTCTCGGGCCACCGGGACTGGAACTCGATGCGGCGTTACACGCATCTGAGAGGGAGCGGCGACAAGTACGAAGACTGGCCGTGGTTGGAGCAGATAATAGAGGGCCCCACGATCGAGGCCCGGTAGGCGGGAAGGCTAGGATGCACGGCGCAGGGTTCTGCGACCCATGAGCTTTTCGTGCTCTTCCTTCGCCGTTCTGTGCCGTTCGTCAAGGTAGTTCGCCAGGTCCGTCAGGTGTACGCCACGCGCAGACTTCTGGCTGTTCTCCATGCGTACCAGCGGCAAGTCGATTTCGCCGGCCGCTACCTTCATCTTCATTTTCTCGGGGGTCAGGTGGCTGAAGTAGTCGGCGCAGACGCGTTCGAGGGGAATGATAGCGGCGCCATCGTACTGAGCCATCAACAGAAACAGGGTGTTCATTGGGCGTTACCTATCCCAGCTCTCCGGCCGGGCTGTTCCGCGGCCCTTTCCGTTGGGCCGCGGGCATGGATGATTTCAGGTAGGATGCACCGGCTCACCGGTGACGGGACCAGCCTTGGCGGGCATGTGCCCCTGATCCGGTGGGCTTTCGCTGGGCGAAGGTCTGGCCGGAAACGGCGTTCCCGGCAGGATGCCCAGGGCGTCGGTGGCGCGTTGGACGATGTTGAGCGCCACTTGCAGCGCCGCCGCGTCGTCTTGCATTCGCATGAGCGCGGTCATCTTGGGCCGGTGCTCGGCACACACTCTGTCGCGAAGCTGACCGGCGGCGCGGCGAACAGCGTCGGCCGTGCCGTGGTGCTGGAGCACCAGGGCCATGACCAGTACCACGTCGACGCTGTGCATCTGCATCGTTGTGGTCCGCAGGAGCCAGCGGGGAAGGGCGATGCCTGGTTTCTGCTTCATCCGAAGCACCCCGTCTGCCAGGCCGCCAGCGTGCGGATGATCGGGAATATCTCCACCAGCCCCACCACGGCCAGGCCGAGGGCTGCGATGATGCCGAGGGCGGTCAGTGCTCTACGCATCACTTGGCCCTCCCTGACTCGCCGCTACCCGGTCAAGGCGCTCGATCTCGGCCAGCCCGAGGGCGCAGGCCTTGACCATATCGCGTCGAGCAGTGCTCGGCTTCCACCACTGTTCATCCCAGGGCCATGCGAGCGACACCAGCAGGGCAGCGGTTCCATCGTTCGGAGCGCTGGAGCCGGCCAGGGCGTAGCAGGCGGCGGCGCGGGCCATCTGGCCGTGGCTGTGCTCGTCGTCGTGCTCCGGCGTCCAGCCCTCCGCCTCCACCTGTCGGCGGCGCTCGACCTGCACGTCTAGCCATGCTTGCGGCACCTGCCCAGCCTGGTCGGTCCGGTGGTGGGCGAAGCTGATAGTCCCGCCGAGCTTCAACACCTGCACTGCGAGGGCATCGACATTGGCCAGGGCGGCGTCGCGCTCCTGCTCCAACTGCGCGATACCAGCAGACAGGTAGCCGTCGAGCGCCTTCTGCGTGTCTCGGTTGTGCCATGCCTCGGCGAAGTGGCGGGTCATCATGCCCATCATGCGGTGTTCGAGAGTGTCGGCGCGCTTGTTGGCGGCGTCGCGCTCCTCCCTGAGTACCTGGCTCTCGGCTTTTTCGAGTATCAGGTCAGCAATTGCGCGCAGCACCGGATCAACGCCGGGATACTTGGTGAACCCCAGCAGTGCGATGATCGCGCTGATGTCGGCGGCCGCGGCGTTGAAGGCTGATTTGTAGTCATTCATCTGTAGAAGCTCCGGGCGTTGGCGGGGTAGCTATCCGTCCACGCTGTAGGTCGCTCGCGTGGATGCTGTACTTACGCGCATTGCCCTCGTAGTGCTCCTGAAGCGAGCGAAGGGCTCGTGCCAGCGTTTTGTCCTGGGCGGTGTGCAGCCAGGGGGATCGGGTTCCGTATCCCGCGCTGCTCACTTCGTAGCGGGGCTTGCCGGAACCGGCGTAGTCGTCACGCCGCTCCACGCGCAACGTCGAGAGCCGGTTGGAGCCGCTGGACTGGATGCCGGTGGCGACCAACAGCTTTTCGCTGCTGCGGCTCGCATGAACCGTCCAGTTGTAGCCGGGCATGATCTTGACCAGCTCGGCCCTGAATTGGGATTGCTTCATTTCAGTCACCCATCGCGCCGTGGCCAGCGCATTCGCCATTGCAGCCGTGTTCCATGCATTCCGGGCACGGCTCACCGTCATCTTCCTGGTCGTCGCTTTTGATGAGGACCAGGCGTCCGCCGCAGTGGTGACAGAACAGCGCGCCGTTCTCTGCTGGTCCGTCCTCAATGAAGCTCCAGGTCTGGCCGCAACCTGTTTCCCAGATGCCGCTGCTTTCGGTCCATTTGCACGACGGGGATGCCGAACTGGTCGGCGCGTGCGCCAGGGCGGCGCGGGCTTGTGGCCAATTCCAAAGCTCGCGGGCGATGCCGCCGATCTGTTCAGCCCATTCCTCGTTTTCGTGAACGATTGAGCACGAAAGGTTGTGCAGTTCGTTACCGAGGTCTGACAGCTTGCGCTCATCCCCGCCTGCCTGCTCTACCGATGCAGATGAGTCGCGAAGCGGTGTGCCGGCCAGGCCCTTGGCGGCCAGGTAGTTGGTGGCGCGCGCCACCAGATTGCTGTCCGGGGCATGCCGCTTCAGGGAACTGGCCAGCATGCGCACCAGCATTGCCAGTTCCTGGGTGCGTTGTCCCTCGGCGCGGCCGATGTCGTAGAACGGACGGAGCCAGTGATCCTCCGCAGGCGGCTGGCTGGCCTGGGCGCCGAAGGCTAGCGCGCCGGTGATGGCGTCTGCGATGACCTGACGCTGGTCGATCGCCGACTGGGCAGGCATGTCATTGCCGTGAGCATTGCAAATCGCCGCCATGTTGCGTAGAGACTCCAACAACTCTTCCTTGTCAGGGTTTATTCCGGTGTCGTGGCCGATGGCTTCCCATGCTTCCAGCACGGTGATCACCTCCGACCGGAAACCGGAGTACCAGAGCTTCACGGCATCTTCCTTGGCGAGTGGGTAGCTGAGGCCTGCGGCGGTCAACTGGTCTTCGGACGGCGGTGCCTGTTCGAACTGCTCCACGGGCGATTGCGCCGGATCGGCGAATTGGATGGGGGCGCGGCAGGGGCAGCGGATCTCTTCGCCGGAAATGCTGTTGCAGAAGCCGGTGCCCTTGCAGTCGATGCAGGGCGCCGGCGCCTGGTCCTTGATCAGGGCCAGCAGGCTCTCGGCGGAAGAGTGAACGTCGTCGAGTTCCGTTGACCAGCGGTGTGGGGTGTTGTCGTGGATGTTGTCCAAGGCTTCGACGATGCCGCGCAGGCGGGTGGCGCACTGCTCGATCAGTTGGTGTTGGGTAGAGGACATTGTGGTGTCTCCGGTTGCTCCGGCGCCGGCGGCCGGCAGCGGAAGCATTTGCACAGGCCTATCCGTTGGCCTGTGGTGCGGCAGATGGTGGGGCGGTTCATTGCGATGCTCAGGTGAAGAGGGTGGGCTGGGCGCTCTTGTCCAGCGCCTGCTTGGGCAACTTCAGGCCGCACAGCCGGAGGGCCTGCTTGTGGTTGAGGGAGGCCGCCACCGCAACAGGCCTGGCATGCTGGTCGATGTAGGACTTCGGCCAGGGCGCGTACCCGCGCGCGGTGAGGATGCCAGCGTGGTCGAGCGGCCATGTCCGAGCGGCGGCCAGGTTGGACGTCCGGCCGGCGGCCTCGGGTATCCAGATCAGGCAGTTGCCGTCCCAGTCCCTGTCGTAGGCGACGTAGATGCGGTCATCCGCTGGGGCGGTGGCGAGTGCTTGCGTCCGGGACAGGTCCAGGTCCTGGTGATCGACGCCGTACTCGGCCCGGGCGCGCACGTATTCGACCGGCCAGGGTAGATCGGTTTCCCGGCACTCGTATTGCCGAACGGCCCGGTCGCGGGTGAACGTCTCGGCTTCGTCGAGGTTGGTGGTGTAGCCGCCGCCGGCGCGCCAGAACATGGCCCGGCTCCCGACGTTGCTGCGGCTGTCCTGCAGGTAGAAGAGGTCGGTCATGGCGCATCCTCCGCTGGACCGGTGATGTGCTCCGCGTGCAGAGCGCGCATTCCCAGGTTGGTGGCTACGGTGAACTCCAGCCTGGCGCCCTTCGAGTCCATCCAGCCGGGCAGCAGGGCAATTGCCTGGCAGGTGAGCAGCTTCTGTAGGTCGAGCCGCAGGTAGTCGGCCCACTCGAAGCCCGGAATCTCGCCGTGCTCGGCGGGGTTCTCGACCTGGTACCCGAGGCTGCGCAGGCGCGCGGCTTCGGCGTGGAAAGCGGGGAAGTTGTGTTCCGGCAGGCCGGTCATAGGCCCGGCGAGGTAGATGCGCTGGATCACGGCAGCAACCCCTCCCCGATCTGGCGGGCATGCTTGAGGCTGCCGGCCCTGATGCGCGCCCAGTTCTTGCCCCAGTCCTCCGTCAGGCCGCCCTGCTCCAGGAAGAAGGGACCGTGCTTCACGAACACCTTCTTGCCGGCATTGCGGTGGACGAAGTAGGTGTTGTCGTCGATCGGCTCGTCCGCGCGGTCGTGCTCGATCGCCTTGTCGGCCGGCGCCGTGCGCCAGTCCGGCCAGGTGCGCGCCTCGTTCTTCGTCTGCTTGGCGACCAGGGCGTCGATTATCTGCGCCGGAGTGGCGCCGGTGCGCCAGGCGCCGTCCAGAGCGAGAATCACAACGTCGATCCACTCGGCCAGGTCGCCGGGGGCTTCCTCGATCTCGCGCAACTCCTTACGGATGTGGTCGACGACGCCAGCGGCGCGCGACCCAGGCCCGAACGTGCGTTCGCTGAACCGGCGCTGGCGCTCCAGGTGCAGGTCGAAACGGAACACGTCCAGGCGGCCCCGGGCGCGGCCAAGCGCGTAGGCCTCGTCCTGGAACATCAGGAGGTGATCGCTGGTGCGTCCGGTCAGGACATCGAGATAGCGGCTGTGGAGCGCTTCAATGGCAAGGTGATCGTCGGGGTGGTTCTGGTTCGTCGTCATGGCTGCACCTGCTGCTGTGAGCGGTTCCAGGGGTGCCGGCGCCCGGGCTTGGGCTGCTGGCGCGGGGTGAGGAGTGCGTCGCGCAGGCTCATGCCGGCGGCGACGCGGCGGCGGACGGTTGTTGCGTGGACCTGGCTCTGGAAGTGCTCCACCAGCTCGGCGATAGTCCCGGTCACGCCGTCGACGGTGAAGCGTCGACTCTCGCTCCAGCGTTCGTGTGCGCGCTCCAGTGCTGCGGCCTGCGCCGGTGTGCAGCGCCCGCGCTTCTGCTCGTTCGCACGCTGGTGGTCGGCTGAGCATCCGCGTGCTGGCCACTCGATGTCCGGCATCAGGGTCAGCATTTCGCGGAACACCCAGAGGCCGATGCCCAAGGCCAGCCGGGTGGCGCGCCGGGAAAGCCCGCGCGCGGCCGAGTCACGGATGAACTGTTCGGTGTTCACGGTTGCACCTCCTGTTGCGCGACGCTCAGCGCCACTGCAACCGGGCGCACCCAGATCGGCGTATTGCTGAGCATGAAGGTTTCGCCGGCCTCGGCCAGCAGCAGGGTGGTGCCCATCACGCCGGCGATGGCCTCGGCCGCGGCCGGCGGCACGGCATTGCCGATCCGCTCGCGCCAGTTGCTGTCGCTCAGGCCGTCGAGGACCAACTGCTCTTCGGGGTCGACCAGGCTCTGCAGCGCGGCAAGTTCCAGGGTGGTGAAGGGGCGGTGCCAGGTGCCGTCCAGCGACTGGATGATGCAGGTCAGCCGGTCGTTCGCCTCCGGCATGCGCGGATCGGCCACGCTCCATCGACCGTTGTCGTGCCTCGCACTGGCCGACACCGCGCCGGCGGATTGGTCGAACCCAACTACGCCGTAGTGGCCGCCGGTCAGGTAGGCGTCGCCCTTGGTGCGATCGAGCACGCGCGGATCAGCGATCGACAGCGCGCCGCTGGCCACCTGCTGGGAGCCGGTGACCGTGCCGGTAGCGCTTCCCCACTCGCCGACGTGCAATTTGCGGCTGCTCGCCCCTGGGTGCCAGTTGTGGTACCTGGGATCGGCAACAGCCTGGCCGCCGGAGCTGGGCGAGTGCCCGCCGGTGACGGTTCCGGCGTGGCTCCCCATGCTGACGACGCGAAACACGTTGTTGTGCCGGACGCCGCCTGGGCGCGGGTCTGCCACGGCGAATGCGCCCTGGCCGGTAGTACTGGCCGCGATCACGGTGCCGGACGGGCCGTCCCAGTCGGTGACCGGGTACTTGCCGAAACTCTGGCCGCGGGGATCGGCGACGGAGTACGTGCCCTGGCCGGGCGACTTGACGCCGATGATGGCGCCCGAGGTGTCAGTCCAGCGGCGCACGCCGTACTGCTGGTACTGCAGGGCGTTTGCCGGCGCGCGAGGATCCGCGACTGAGAACCGCCCGTTCATCGGGCGGCTCGCGCCGGCGACAACGCCGCACGAATCGCCCCAGTGATTCACGCCCAGGACGCCCCGGTGGTACTCCGGCACGATGATCAGATCGCGCAGGTAGCCGTCCTCGACGGCCAGGTCATTCAGGCTGCGCCAGTCGCTGCCGGCGCGCACCAGGGCGAGGCGCACCCAGGTCTTCCACTGCAGCGACGGGATGCGGTGCATCGGGCCCGCGGCATCGATGTCGCCGGGCAGCGGCATGCGGCCGAGGATGTCGCCGACGGCGCGCAAGCTCTTCTTCTCCGGCTCGTACAGGAAGGCGGCACCTTCTCGACGTGGCGGGCGACAAGCAGGAAGCGCTTCCGGGACTGCGCCAGGCCGCCGAGTTCGCCGCAGTCGTGGGTAGTCTCGGCCACGGCGTAGCCGAACCCGCCGAGCAGGCTGTTGATCTGGTCCAGCAGGTGCCGGCCGCGGCTGGCGAGACGCGGGACGTTCTCGAAGACGATCAGCGGCACCGGGTCATCAGCCCATGCCTCGCCCATCAGCCAGATGCAGCGCAGCGTCAACTCGTTCAGCGCCTGGTACTTCGGGGTCAGGCTCATCTTCTCGGAGAGGAGGCCAGAGGCGCCCTTACAGGGGGAGCTGATGAACACGGCATCCGGCCGGCGGCCGCCTGCGGCGCGACGAATATCCTCCGGGGTCGCCTCCCGCCAGCCCGCCGGCGGCTCCTTGCCGTGGAACCGCACGTACTGGTCGCGGGTGAAGAGGTCCAGCAGGGTGCCCGGGACACCAGCCAGTCGCTCGAAGTCGCGCAGGCCGGCCGGGTCTACGTCGATGCCACCGAGGCATTCCCACTGGGCCTCGACATTGCCGACCCGAGGGCGCGCCCGGTTGAAGCCTGCGGCGCCGCCGCCGAGGCCGCAGCAGAAGTGGAAGTGGTAGAGGGTGCGCTTGATCATGCGGCGGGTTCCTTATGGATAATGTCGGCCTCGGCCTCAAGCAGGGCGAACAGGTCGGGCATGGCCATCTCTTCCTCGGCAGACTTGCAATAGCCGGCACCGTCCAGGAAGTAGCGGGAGTTCAGTTCGTGGGCGCGGGCTCTGCGCTTGAGCTTCAGCGCGCAGTACGGGACGGTCATGATCCCGCCGAAGGGATCGAAGACCAGGTCTCCTTCCATGGAGTACTGCACGATGGCCCGGTCGACGATGTCGAACTGCAGCGGGCACAGGTGCATTTCCTGGCCCTTGCTGTACTGCTGGGCGTTGAGCGTCCGCATGCGGGCGACGTCGGTCCATACGTCCGGGTGCCAGGACTGCGGTGGAAGCAGCATGAAGCCGGTGGGCAGCTTCCCGGTGACCTCCAACGATTCGCCGATGCGGACGTGGTGCTCGAAGTCGTAGACGGTGGACAGGCTGTAGTCGCGGTACAGCTTGAACATCACGTCGTGCGGGATGCCTTCGAAGTCCTCTTCGGTCAGCGGACGGTTGCCGCTGCTTCGGGTGAACCCGTGGGCGTCCAACTGCCAGCGTGCCCGGCTGTAGCCGTTGCCGCGGGTGACGGTGAGCTTCTTGTCCATGGCGAAGGGGACGATCTGGCCGTCTTCGTCGATGCACAGGGGCTTGGCCTTGACCACCGGAATGTCGCCGTAGGCGTTGGAGTTGTCGGTGGGGGGCTTGCGGAAGATCAGCAGGTACTCGGGCATGCCGACACCCATCTTGGTGCCGTCCTTGCACTGTTCCGTCCACGAGAGGCGGTAGGTCTGGGCGTTCTCGCGAACCACGTCGGTGACGATAGTCTTCATGCCCATGTAGGCCCAGCCGTGCTTGACGAAGGCCCTGGTCACTTCCATGTGGAAGGGGTAAGTGGTCTGGAAGCCGAGGCCAGTCATGCCGCCGGGAACGATGCGATCCTTCACGTGGATGCAGGCCAGACGCCCGGGGATGGTCACGCGCAGCAGTTCCGGGATCAGATAGTCCATCTGCTCGAAGAAGTGCGCGTTGTCGTCGGTGTGGCCGAAGTCGGCGTAGTTCGGCGAGTACTCGTACTGGGTGCTGAAGGGGATGCTGGTGATGGTCAAGCCGACGCTGTTGCTTTCCATGCGGCGGGTTTCGAGCACGGTGTCGTTGTTGACGATGGTGTAGTCCTTGCCCTTGATCTCGACGCGCTCCACGCCCATGGAGCGGGTAAGGGTCTGTGCCATGGCGGCCACGGACAGGCCGTACTGCTTGATGATCTCGGTCATGCGCTGAACCATGGTGTTGTGCTGCTGCCACTTCCGTTCGAGTTGGCGGCGGATGTCGCGCTCGGCCTCGGTATAGATCAGGTCGATGCGCACGCGGCCGGTCTGCAGGAATCGGTGCAGGCGGTGAATGGACTGGATGAAGTCGTTGAACTTGAAGCCGATGCCCAGGTAGATGGCCCACGAGCAGTGGCGCTGGAAGTTGCAGCCGCTGCCTGCGATCACTGGTTTGGCAGCCAGTTCCTGGAACTCGCCGTCGCTGAACTGGACAATCGCGCGCTCGCGCTCCTCCAGATCCTGGGCGCCGTAGACGCTGACGGCGGCGGGGATAGCGGCCTCGATCGCGTGGCGTTCCGCCTCGAGGTCATGCCAGATGATCCGGTGAGCATCTGGAGCCTCGGCCCGGATCTCCATCAGTTTGGCGATCCGGGCAGGAAGGCTCTCGCGCTTCTCTGCGGCGGCGTCCTGCACGCCAATGGCGGTGTTGCGAAGCAGGCGGCCTTGGCCGTTACGCTCATGGCCAGCGTGCGAGTGGTCGGACGGTACTTCGTGCCAGCGGATGTCCAGTTCCGGTAGCGCGTAGCCTTCGTCGCTGAACCCGAGGTCGCTGGGGCGCTGAACGAAGATCGCCCAGGACGCCACCCACATCCAGAACTCGCCCTCTTTGTGGGCATGGATGGTGAGTTGGTCGGCCTTCTCAGAGTTGCGTTTGAAGAACCTGGTCTTGGCCTGGCCGACATCCATCACGCCGAGGAACGCCGAGTACGCCAGCAGCTCGATGTATTCGTTCGGGCTCGGCGTGGCCGTGGCCACGTACCGGTACCGGACGCCATCGCCGCGGATGCCGGCGGCGCGATCGTCACCCGCGAACAGGGCCATGAACTCGCGGAACGTCTTGCTGCCGCCGAAGCCGCGCAGGCAACTGGCTTCGTCCAAACTGGCCACACTGAACCGGCGAGGGTCGAGCTTGCCGTCGCGGACGGTCTCGTAATTGGTCAGGTAGATGGTGGTGGGGTCGTCTACCTCATCGAAACTGCGAATGAACCGGACGGTGATACCGAACATCGCGGCGTCGCGGTAGAACTCCTGGCGCACACCCAGCGGGATGGTGATGAGAGCGTAGCCGCCGGCCAGGTCGCGGGTGACACGCACCACCTCAAGCTGCATTACCGACTTGCCCAGGCCGAAGGCCGCGAAACAGGCCGCGCGGCCTTGGCGCACCAGCCAGGTGGCGATGGCGCGCTGGTGCGGCTTGAGCAGGGGGTTGAAGGCCGAGGGCTCCACTTCGAAGCCTTTCGGCTCGGCGAGGCGGACCTTCGCTCGCAAGAAGTCTTCATAGGCGGTCATGCTGTTTCCTTGAGGAACGGCACGCACCGGACGCCGCCCTGCCTGACAGGGCGGCCCACGAGGCATGGTTGAATCGCCCACAGGGCGGCGTCCGGTGCGTGCTTGCTGGAAGAGAAAGCGCCCCGGGTGGGGCGCTCGGCGGGTGGCTATCGCTGGCGCAGGGCCTGGACCAGGTACGGATCGACGTCTGGTTGACGCAGCAGCCAGGCCTTGTAGTCGTTCGGGACTTGATTGATCGGCGTGCCTTTGTGCTTGCCGTAGGGCATGACGGTCGGGATGCGCGCCTTCTCGCTCAGCGCATGGACCTCTTCCCAGGTGTCAGTCGCGTGACCGGCGTCCATGGCCACCTCCAGCAGGAAGCGGAGGACGATGGCGCAGTTGCGGACGTCGTCGAGAGCGGCGTGGGCGTTGCGCAGCAGCTCGCGGGCCTGAGCCTCCCGGCCGTTGCGCCGCGCGATCAGGTACATCATGGCCGACTGGGTGTGGCTGTCCTTGTCCGGGAACAGGAAGCGGCTCAGCGCCAAGGTGCAGATACGCTTGATGTCGGGGTTCTCGCCGGCCATGCGCCAGTCGAAATCGACGTTGTGGCCGATCATCAGCAGCGGGCTGGCGGGCAGGGCGAACTCCTTCGAGTCGCGGCAGCCGACCAGGTCCTGGCAGATGATGTGATGCACGGCCTGGGCGCCGAGGCTGATCGGCACGCTCGGCTTGAAGCGCTCCTGGTAGTACGGGAGATCCTCCGGCGCGACCGCCGCGAATTGGTAAGGCCGCTCGGGAAGCTCCAGCCATGCCGCCTCGATGATCTGGTCGGTCTGGTGGTCGGTGCCGGTGGTCTCGGTGTCGAAGATGATGGGCTTCATGCGCCCTCCAGTGATAGAGGCGGACATCCGAGTCCGCCTTGAGGTAGGGTCAGGCTGCAGCCTGGTGCTCGTGGCCGGCGATGTGCCCGGATTCGATCCAGACCGCCTGCAGCCATTCCGGCGTCTTCGCCATCGGCTCCTTGAGCGTGCCGGCGACGATCAGCGTGTCGATCTCGCCGCCGGCGGCCAGGCTCTGGAACAGCTTCATCGCCTGCTGAGTGCGCGCAGGGATATCCAGCACGTCGAAGCGATCCAGCAGCGCCAGGCGCAGGCCGGAAATCGTCGCGATGGCCAGGGCGATGGTCGCGTCGCACCGCCAGCGTTCGGACTCGGACAGCAGGCCGTACAGTCGGCCGCCGAACGTAACGTCGATATCGGCGCTGATCTGTACCGGCGACCAGCCGGCGGTGCCGGATAGGCGCTGCAGCAGCTCGTTCACCGGACCGATGGCATCGGCGAGGATCTCCGCCGGGATGCCCGTGGGGGAAAGGGCATCGGCCAGGGCGCTCCAGGCGCAGACCTCGGCGTGGAAGCCGGCGGCCTGCTTGATGACGTCCTGGCGCTGCGCGGCGGCGTTGAACGCTTCCTGCAGCGACTGCACCTTGGCCTGCTGCCGGTCACGCGCCTGGCGCAGTTCGTTGATCGCCTGTTCGCCGTTGGCGATCGCCTCGGCGCTGGGCGCCTGGGCGGTTTCGGCTTCCAGGGCGGCGGCCTGCGCGGCGGCGTCTTCGCTCTCCTTCAGGTCCCGCTGGCTGTTGGCGACGGCCCGCTGAGCGCTGGCAAGATAGCCGCGGTACTCCTCCAGGCGTTTCGCCGCCTCGGGATCGGCAACCTTCGCCGGCGGCTGGTGCGCGACCAACTGGCCGGCCTGCAGGTCCACGGCGCCCTGGCAATGAGGGCAGGTCAGCGGCTGGTGGGCGGGCTCGCCGCTGGCGGCGGCCTCGGCTGCCATCACCTTCTCAGACCATTCGTCCTGATTGGCCTCGTCGGTGGCCAGCTTGTTGCGCCGGCGGTCGGCCAGCGCTGCGGTTTCGCGCAGAGCGGTGATGCGGCTGGCCCGCGCCTGGGCTTCGGCGTGGGCGCGCTTGCTGGAGCCCAGGGTCTGCTGGGCTTCGTCCAGGTCTTGCGCTGTGGCTTGCAGTTCTGCGCGCGCCGATTCCAGTTCCTCCTCGCTGACGATGACCGGCGGCGCCTCCGGCTCCCACCCGTTCGCCTTCTCGCTGCCGTAGTTCTCGCCGGTGACCGCTTTCCAGGCGCCGCGCGCTTCGCTGGCGTAGTCCTTTGCCTGGCCGACCATGGCGGAGAACCCGGAACGGAGCAGGGGCTTCACCTTCTCGAACAGCGCCAGGTCGATGCCCTTGGCCTTCAGGCGCTTGCCGACCTCGGCCGGGCTGGCGCTGGCGCCGGTCAGGTCGAACAGCACCCGGCGGCGATCTTTGGCGTCCAAGGCGGCGAAGCGGCTGGCGTCGAGCACGAACGGCAGGAACGGCGAGTCGGCGAGCGGGGAGCCTTTGCCGCTGGGCAGCGCGACCCCGCAGGCCTGAACCTCGCCGGATCCGTCCAGCCACTCGACACGGGCCTCGCCCTTCTTTTCGCCCTCGGTGATCAGTTGGCCGATATGCTGCTTCTGCGCAACGCGGCCGGGCTTGCCGGTGAAGGCGTGGCTGATGGCGTCGAGCAGCGAACTCTTGCCGGCGCCGTTGTGGCCGGACACCAGGAGCACCGGCGCAGAAACATCAAGGGCCGCATGACGCAGCCCTTGGAAGTTGGTGATTTCGAGTTTCGTGATGCGCATGGCTCACTCCAGGTCGAGGGCGATATCCCCCGGCTTCTTGACGACGCGGTAAGTGTTCAACTCGCGGGATTCCTCGTTCTCCTGCTCGAGCACGATGACGCCCTGGTCCAGCAGTTGGAGAACGACGCGCTCGGCTTCCTCGGTGGTGAGAGCGAAGCGCGATTGCAGCCAGGCCGCGTCGAACACGTCCTTCTTGGTGGCGACGCCGATGGCGATCTCGCCCAGGGTGTGGCCGGCGAAGCGCTCGACGGTGAGTTGCGGCAGTTCTTGGAACTCGGCATCTACGACATCATCGTCGGGCTGCTGCTCGCCGCCCCAGGCGCCGGGGTCTTCCATGTCGCCGTCGCCGCCATTCAGGTCCAGCGGGTTCTGGTCCGGATCCGCCTTCACGTCCTTCATGCCGTCGAGGAACTCAGCGGCGCCGCCGATGATCAGCAGACAGTCCTGGTGCACAGCACCAAAGAGTTGCTCCTGGTTCGGGCTGCTGGGGCTCACGGTGAAGACCGCTTTCACCTTGTCCTTGGCGGTGAAGGATTCGAGCTTGCCGTAGACCGTGTCGCGATCGCTGCCAGCAATGGTGTGGACCGCGATGGTGGCGGCATTCCGTACCTGGCGCTCCAGGCGGTCGATGATGTCCTGCTGCTTGGCCTCGGGAAGCTTCTGCCAGCAGTCCGGCATGATCCGGATTTCCTGGATCAGTCCCTGCAGCAAGCTTTTGCCGAGCGTGTCGGCGGTCATGTTCATGAAGTGCGGGTTGTTGCTCATCGGGAAGGGTCCTATTCGTTGGCGATCCGCTCCAACTGCTCGAGTTGGGCGTCGCTGAGGTAGGTGTGGGCGCCGTAGCGCTGGAAGTTGCTGCGGAGGTCGGCCAGGAACTGCTCGTCCCAGTCCGTAGCGGCGTTGAGCTCCGCCGCGCCGAGTAGCGCGGCGAATTCCCCGACTTGGCCGTACCGCTCAAGGACAGTGAGGCTGGGCATGGCCGGTTACTCGAGGTTGAGCTCGTCGGTGCCGGTGTCGCCGGTGTCCGACTGCTGGTCCGGGGCGGGCTCGGTGATTTCGCCCGTCTCGGTGTTCACGCCGTCCGGCGGAGAGGGCTCATCCCCATCGTCTTCGGCGGCGACAGCCGGCGGCGCCGGCTCTTTGTCTCGAAGATCATCGACATGCACGGTCACGGTTTCACCCTGGATATCGGTGTCACGCGGTTCGATGTAGTCATTGACCTCTTCGACGGTCTGCAGCCCCATCAGCAGCTCAGGCGCGTACAGGCGACCGAGCAGGCTGGCGGCGCGGTAGCGCAGCATTACCTCCGGCATGGTGAGCCACTTGCTGCCGTTCTTGGTGAGCCAGCCCTCGTCGATCGCCATCTGCATGGAGACGGTGGGGCCGTCGAGGCGCTCGCCGGTTTCCTTCTCAATCACCCAGGCGGTGCAGGAGCGATGGCGGATCTTTGCCTTGCGCTTTTCCTGGGTCCTGTTGCCATTCTTCCAGGTCGTCACCTCGTAGCTGACCTCTTCCTCTTTGCCGGGCTCGCTGAGGTCAAAACGCAGCGGGCTGAAGCGACCGCAACTGTTGATCGAGGCGATGATGAATTGACTGGACCAACTCGGCCGGCCCTCGATCACGTACAGGTTCTGCATCACCATGAGCGGGTCGGCACCCATGCGCTGCGCCATGTTCATCGCCACGATGCAGTTCGGCAGGCCGGCGCCGTTCGGGGTGTAGCCGACCACTTTGCCGCGCTCCTTCACTTCGGCGAAGGCGCGGTACTGCACAGGAACCAGGGTGGACGCGCTGAGCGCCTTGGCGACGCGCTGGATCTGGTCGAAGCCGGCGCCGGTGAGGAGGGACATCGGCGCATCGTTGGTTGACCTCGCAACGGCGCTGGTCTTCAACTGCTCCAGTTGGGTGGGTTCGCTCATGCTGCTGTCTCCTTGTAACCCATGAATTTCCGGTACTCGGCCTCGGTCGCAACGCTCACGACGCGGTGCTCGTCGGGCTTGTCCGGCTTGTTGTGCTGCTTGCGCTGGGCCTCGAGGAACTGGCCGCGATCCCAGACGCGGTGGTGGTTGATGACCTCGCGGCGCTTGCCGGTCGGGTCGGTGAGGCGGACGTACAGGTCTTCGGATTTCATGGCGATCCTCATTCGTGGTAAGGGCAGGTCCGCCAGCGCGGACAGTACTTCGGGCTGCAAAGTGGGCTTTGCGGGTTCGGGGGGAAGAGGCCGGAGCGGAACATGTCGGCGGCGAACTTGATCAGGCCGGGATGCTCGTCGGTGCCGGCCATCACCTGGCGCGCGCCGACGATCTCGCCGACGGCCGCCTCGGGCTTGCCCTTGGTCTTCAAGCCGATGATCTCGGCCGGCGCGGTGATCGCATCGCCGGTGGTGTGCTCGTAGAGCAGTTCGTAGGTGCCGATCTGGGCTTTGTGGCCCTTGGTCTTGGCCACGCCCTGGCTGACAGCGGCGCCGCCGGTCTTCACGTCGGCGATGCCTATGCCGTGGGAGTCGCGCTTGATGCGGGCCCGGTCGAGCTGGCCAGTGAGGCGGACGATGACCTCGCCGCCGCAGTCGATCTCCATCGGCTTGGTCGTCAACTCGACGGCGACGAAGTCGTAGTGCGGGCTGATGTCGTTGCAGTACTTCGTGTGCAGCGTCAGTCCGGTGGACTCGGCTTCGCGCGGGCTGATGTCGGAGCCGCGCCAGTCGACCTCGAACTCCGGCTGCTGCAGCGTGTGCACCAGCAGTTCCGAGGCGTCGTAGGCGCTGATCGGCTCGCCGTTGACCCGTGCCGCGTCGAACGCGGCGGTGCTGGCGTGGATCGCGGTACCGAGCAGCGCCCGGGGGGATGAAGGGCTGCGCATCTTCAGGAGGTGTACGCCCTCCCACTTGAACGCGCAGTCGAACAGCGCGCCCCAGGACGAGGCGCGCACGGTGATGGTTTGCATGGTTGGCTCACTTCCCGGCGATGGGTGCCGTGGCGGGTTGTTCGGCGGTGATCAGGCCGCCCCAGGCTGGGGCGAAGATGAGCAGGATGTAGAAGGCGGTCATGGCCAGGGCGCCGAGGAGGGTGCCTTTACGCTTCGCGTTCACGGCGCACCCCAGGCACTTCCGGCCGCGCTTGATGGTCAGCGCCATGCGACGCGGCAGGTTCACCACCAGGGTCTCGCGCGGCAGGCCGAGCACAGCGGCGATATCGGCGCCGGCCGGCATCACCAGGTCGTCGAGCTGGTCGTCGATGATCGAGCGAACGGGGCGGGTGGTCATAGGTCGATGCTCCTCAGTTCTTGCTGTCTCGCATCCGCTGCGGCGTCGAGCCGGCGGCGCATGTCGTCGTATTGCCGGGTACCGATGGCGTCGAGGGTGTAGGCCATCTCGATCTGGCCGCGCCATACCAACTGGTCGTGGCGCGGGATCACCGACCGACGCATTGCGACGATCGCTTCCTCGATCACGCCCTCGGCGCGCTCATTCGCCCAGGCCATCGTCATCCTCCTGCTCTTCGTCCTCGGGCTCCGGGTCCGGCTGGTCCCAGAGCGGATCGACTTCGCGGTCCCAGGCCTGCTGGGCGCAGTTGAACGCTGCGCGGTTGCGGCGCTCGCGGTATGTCCACATCATCCCCACCTCGCTGAACTGGTGTAGATCGCTTCCAGGTACTGGTCGCAGATGCGTTTGGCCCGCTCGCACCGGTCAACGTCGAAGAGTCCGAAGTGGCATTCGGGCGGCGTGATCTGGAGTTCAGTGGCGAGCCAGGCGTAGGCCTGACTGCGCGTCATCAGCTTGTCGCGCCAGATGCGTTCGAATGGCCGTTTGCAGCGGTTGCGAGCGTCGCGCAGCGGCTTGTCGGCCAGCGTTCCCAGCGGGATGTCGGTGTCGGGATGCAGGCCCACATAAGCGCCGCAGCCCGTGCCAGTGCAGGCGTAGGCATACGGCCAGTCGCCGTACTCTCGGCCGTAGATCACCCGGTTGCTGACCAGACGGACCAGGCCGCCGCAGTGCGGGCAGCCGGTGGGGATTGGCTGAGGATGCTTGATGCGCTTGAGCGCGCCGCGGCTTACGTGCGGCAGCGGTGCCGGCGGCACCAGTTTCTCCGGGCTGTTCGCTCGTGGGTCGATCATTGCGTGTGCTCCGTGGTTCACCTGCATTCGGCAGCACCCAGGCACACGGCAGTCGTGCCCGGTGGGGCGCCGTGGTGGGTGCTCTCGAATGGAGGTTGAAAAAAGCCCGGCCGGAGCCGGGCGAAGAGGGGGAACGCTGCATGCGCAGCGGGGAGTGGTCTGGCCGGTGCTGATCTCCGGCGTAGCTGGAAGCTTCGATGGCATAAGGCCAACCCATCACCGTCCAACCCAGTCGTCTGTGACGCACCTACGCTACAGCTATGCGCTCAGACCACTCCCCGCTGCGCCCTGGCCGTTTCAGGAGCAGGAAAGAGAAGGGCGCCGCCAAGCGCCCTGTCTCCACTTACATGCACCGCCTTATGTGAAAGCGGTTGGGTGCAGGCTCGACCGCATGTTGGCGATCTGCCGTTGGGGCTGGGCTACATGGTGATGTCCTCCATATCGGGGAAGTCCGGCGCCTTGTCGAGGAACCGGATAAGGTGAGGCTGCAGGAGTTCAACGGTGCCTCCGGGGCGCTCAACGACAGCAACGGTGTAGTTGCCCGCCCCAGTCTCGAACTCTTCGAAGTCGACACCCCACTGGTGGAAGAGTGCTTCGCCACTTTCTTCGTAACCCGTGCGCCGACCATTCCTGTCGCACACCACCTTCATAGTCATGACACGTCGCATCGTGCGCTCCTGTTCAGATTGCCGTGCAGGCCGCAACGCGACCGGCGCCGACTGCCCTTCGATCCAGATAACCGCCGCCCCGCCAAGCGACACGCTGGCCCGGCCGAGGGTGCGGGTGCGCTGCGGTTCGGCCCCGCGGTACGGGCGGTACTCGATCAGCGCGGGCGCCGGGTGCTCTCGGTTCCAGGCCTCGACCAGCTCCGCCGGCGGCACCGGTCGGACGTTGCCGATCTGCTGGTAGATCTCGGAGCGGTGGATGGCGACGTCGTCCGGGGCGGTGATGCCGAGGCGCACCTGGTCGCCTTGGCTGCCGAGGACCGTGATGGTGATGTTGTCGCCGATATGCAGGGTTTCGCCGACTCGGCGGGTGAGGATCAGCATGTGTGCCTCCGTTCAGGATGCTGGGCGCGCGGGCTCAGGCCGGCTCGCAGTGGGAAAGGGCAACGCAACCGGACACGCCAGCGAGCCAGACGACAGCAGTGTGTCCGCCGAGAACCTGGGCTTCGGTTGTCGTACGGGTGCGCTTCGGCGTGGCGTGACGATGAGACCGGTAGTTGACCTCGGTGCCGGCGGGGTATGCGGAATTCCAGGCAGCAACGGTCGCCGCCGGGTTGGCGTTTCGCTTCATCGGGTATCTCCGGATAGATTGCGATGGGGCTGGTCTGCAGTCCCGGCGAACCGGGGTGGTTGGATTTCCTCGATGCGCCTGTCTCCAAGCGCATCTGAGAAATCGGTGTTGCATGGGTTTATGCTGAGTAGTGATACCAAGGGTTTAACCCGTCCCTGTGCCTCCAGATAAAGCGATCAAGCTCAAGCGAACATGGAGGCTTGAAAATGCAGATATTCCCGTCCACTTTCTCGCACCAACCGATTAACTCTCCTGCTGGCTTGGTCATGTGATGCTCGCTCGCGAAGATTCGGCAGCCCCGCATCGGCTTGAAGAATCGGTACATCACGCATGCATCCGCACGGTGATGTAGCCGTTGCTTGCAACTACGTGCTCCCAGCAATTGAAGAAGACGGACTGTCCGAACTTCTTCATTGCCGCCTGGCGAACCTTCACCTCAACGTCCAGAGGCTGTTCACCGGCGTCCGGCAGGGCAAGCCATTGCAGGCTCTTGCCGTCGCTCAGGTGGGAATCGATGTTGAATTGAGCCATTTCAGTCTCCTTACCAGGGTTTACCGGCGTTGATGTATGCGCTTCCTGCTAGCTCGGTTAGAGCTAATAGCTGCCAGGAGTCGATCGCTCCGCCGTAGTGCAATCCGCGCAACATCCCGACCGTTTCGTAGTACTCGATGCGCGCTCGGTGTACGTCGCTCTCCCTGCGAATGATTCGAAGAGACTGACGCAAAGCCAGTAAGGCCTTTTCATTCATCGTCTTGCCCTCCAGGGCGTGTTGACTTCCTCGATGCCCCTCACGGGAGGGCGAAGGGCATCTGAGAAATCGGTGTTGCGGTCCGCTGTTACTGATTGCGCCACCTGCGGATGGGCGCATTTCTGCTTGGCTCCAGTCGGTCCCTGTCTGTTGGTAGGCAGTTTCGAAGGCCTACTCCACGGGGCTGGGGGAGGTGTTTCGCCACCTACCTGGCTATCCGGCGAGTCTCCGGCTTGTTGGCCAGCGGTGTTGTGCTGGCGTTGGATGAATTATGCATCAGCGCATATGCATGTCAATGCATTGATGCAATTTTTTATGCGCACGGATATGCATGAACGAAAAAGCCCGCGCTTAGGCGGGCTTCAAGAGGGAAGGGAGGGACTAGTGGTGGAGTTGGCGAAGTAGGGCGTCAGGCCCACCGTGGAAGTCGATGAAGCGGCCGAAGGAGTGGCCATCCTCACCCAAGAAGAATGCGGAACGGTGGATTAGGTTGACCTTGTCGGTATCGCTCAACGGGCAGGCCATGATCCGTTTTACAAACAAGAGAAATCGCAGGTAATCACCGCCGTTTCTCGGCCAGGGTGTAGCACCTCTGCCCATGCATCGCAGGCGTAACTCCTCGAAGTTCGGCATTGTGCGCGGTAGCCACGTACCCTGGCGCCCATCTTTCAGGCCTGGTACGAGCGGAGGGTAAGTGAAGTCCGTTGTGATGCGACCATGCTGCTCCAAAACGGAAAGTGGAGTAGCTATGGCAAGCACAGCGAAGAGCTCTTGAGCACGGAGAAAGGATTCGTCGCGGCATTCGCCCTTCGTTTCGTACGCCGCCAGGTCCTTGAATGGAGAGTAGCTACCGATCACTGCGCGGCCTGGGTAGGAATGATCCATGGCGAGCAGTTGGATTGTTTCAGGGCCATCGTAGATCAGGCCATCAGCACGGGTGCCCGGCGGCGAGCGGAAGATTGCCCAGTCCAGGAAATCCTGGTCGGGGCCGGCGGTCGCCTCGGCGTCTCGGTCGTAGATGACCTGATCGCCTTTGGTGAGTGTGGCGATCGCGCCGGCACCGTGCTGCTGGACCGCCACGAGGATGTCGACCTTTTCCTGGTAGAGCAGGCGCTGGCGGATGACGCTCTCACGCTCGTCGAGGACCTCAACGGCAAGGAGCAGAGCGGTCAGTTGTTCATCATCCATCCGGCCTGCTACTGGGCGCGCAAGCGCCTTCAGAAGAACATCGCGCCCCAGAACACGCGGCCGATGATCTCGATCTCTTGAGCGACAATTTCATCCTGTGAGTATTCCTCATCGGGATGTTCGTCGCGGTTGAAGCTGCGAAGTCGGATGCCTCCGCCCGGCAGCCGGTAAGTCTGTTTGACGCGGAGTAGGCCGCCGTGATTGATCGCGTAGAGGTCTCCATCAACGATCCGGGTATTGCCGACATCGACCCCGACAGTTGCGCCGTTACGGAGTACCGGCTCCATGCTGTTGCCCGTAATAGTCACGCATCGTGCATTGGCAGGGTCTACCCCCTGCTTCTTCAGACTGTACTTCCCGAAGCGCAGGCTACGCCCCGAATTCACCTCGACGGACATCTTGCCACTTCCTGCGGCCAACTCTACCTCCTTAAGGAAAGGGACTAGCACCTCGTCGGAAGGGAGAGGCGTGCTGTCGTCCCAGACCTCAATCGGACCGTCCATCGTCGCCTCAGGCTCTCGAACGACGGCGGGGATAGGCGCAGTGCCAATTGACGCCCTGCCGCGCAATTGGTCTGTGCTCAAACCGAAGTATTCGGCGATTGGGTAGACCTGTTCATCCTTGGGCGTGGCGATCTTGCCGTTAAGGATTCGGGAAATGGTGGATTGCCCGACGCCAGTGCGGCGACTGAGCTCCGTCGGGGATATTCCATGCTCCGCCAGAAGGGCGGCCAGGATGTGCTGGATCGTACTTTTTTGCATGGATGCAATGCTGCCAATGCCTTGTGCATAGGGGAAGAGTCCATTTATGCGTTGACAGTTATGCGGCAATGCATAGACTGTGCATATCTCCAGAGGAGCATGCACATGACTACCCCCACCCTGGCCACGAAGGTCAAAGACCTCCTGGCCGCCCGCAAGACCTACCGCGCCATCGCGGAACGAGCTGGCTGCGATCCCTCCACGATCTTTCGCATCAGTAAGGGCGCCATCGAGAACCCCAGCTACTCCGTGGGTTCCGCAATTGACCTCATGCATGCCGAGTTGACGCCTGAGCAGCAGCTCGCGCACCTCCAAGAGGCCGGCTGATCGCACAGAGCGACGGTTTTCGTTGAAGGTCATCCATGACGGGGACTTCCTGCTGGTTGATCGGATGCCAATAGCTTCGCCCAGGAGGGCCACCCATGCATACGTCGAATCCTCGACACGAAACCCGCGATGCCGTGCTGATCGCCATCGCTGAGGACATGATCGCCCGGACCAGCATGTCGCAGGACGGGTTCGCCGAACGCTTGAACATCGAACTGAACCTGCGGGCGCCGGAACGCTGCCGGGCCAAGGATTATCCGGACCTGAAGGGCCTGGAAGGGACGGCCACCAGTCACGTCGACTACGCCCGGATCTACAAGAACTGGAGCAAGCGGGTGGAGCGCTGGCTCGACGGCGACGTCGAGATCCCAGCCTGGATTGAAGAGTCCTGGGTACAGGCACTGGAGCAACCCTGGCGCGAACGCGCGCTGTTGGAGTTGTCCGGCCGATACGGGCTGCTCCCGGTGCGCCCGGTCGTGGCCGAGGGCATGGATGCCATGAAGGTGTTCGGCGCGCTGATGCGTCGCCTCGGTGATGTCGCCGGCGTCGGCACCAGGGTCTTCGACGACATGGTCCTCGATGCGCGGGATGGCCAGTTCCTTCCAGACCTGATCAACGCCCTGGACTCCACTGCGGCGAAGTGCACCACGCTCAGCCGGATGGCTAAGTCGGTTCTGGCGGGCGAAGGGTGATCCGTGCCGTCCTTCCAGATCAACGACGAGGAGTGGGATGCGCTCTTCGACGAGCCGCATCAACTGCTGAAGGTGTACTGCGCGATCCGGATGTTCATGGACTACAGGACCGGCATCGCCGGCGAAACCCGCCGCCTGAGCGAGCAGATGCTGATCGAGGTTTTGAGCATCCCGGCATCACCTGGGCGTCCTGCGCACAAGGCGACCCGCAAGGAGGCCCGCTACACCATCGATGCGCTGGTGCGCCGCGGCATGGTCGAGCCTATGCCCAGCATCGGTCCTTTCGTTTTCCACCTGCCGAAGGCTTCACGGGATCAATTCGCCTCGGAGAGGTGGGGCCAGAGGTTTGACCAAGGTGGGGCCAGACCTGGGGCCAGAGGTGGGGCCAAGGATTTAGAGCCAGAAGCCCCGGAACTACTGGGCTACAGCGAAGAGGCTGGAGCAGGTAGGGCCAGAGGTAGGGCCGGAGGTTATCCAGAGGTGGGGCCAGAGGTGGGGCCTACATCCGGTCTTCCTCCGATACCTCCTCCGTCACGTAACGCGCGCGAGGCAGAGCCGGTATCTGGTGCTGACCGATTCCCGATGCATGAGGCCTGGGTGCCGAGTGCGAAGGGGTGGCCGGCAACGCTGGTGCGGAACGGGATTGGGACCTACCAGCTACGCGACGACGAGCTTCTCGAGTTCCGCAGCTACTGGATCAACCGCCCCGAGAAATACCAGTCCCAAGGCCAGTGGGAGCACGAACTGGCACAGAAAATCCGCCGCAACCAGCGCTTCGACCAGAACAGGAGCAGCCATGGAAACCAAGCAGGAAACGCCGAAGGCCAAGCCGGCCATCGTGCCGCCAAGCGCGGCCTCTCTCATCGACAGGGCCCTCGCTCAGCCGTCGACCGCGTCAACGCAATCGTCGCCGCCAACGAGGCTGCCCGACAGGCTGCTGGAACGGCTCTGGGTGAAGATGACCGAGATGTACGGGCACCGCTGGACGTCGAGTTTTGGCGACAACCCAAATCCTGACGGCGCCTGGGCTACGGTGCTCCAGGGGCTGACCGGCCAGCAACTGGCCCACGGGCTCAACATGCTGACGTTCATGGGCAGCCGGTTCGATTGGCCTCCGGCGGCGCCGACATTCCGGGAGTTCTGCTTGAGCGTCCAGCCGGAGTCGCTCGGTCTGCCGGACCACGACACCGCGTTCCATCAGGCCCTGGCGTGCCGCTACCGCCACCAGGTGGTCAAGGCCGCCGCCGAGGCGACCGGCGTTTTCGATCTGCGCACCGGGGAGGTGAACGACGATCGCCTCCGCAAGCGCTTCGGGTTCCACTACGCCGAGATGGTCCGGCGCTGGGCGAACAACATCCCGCTGAGCCAGCCCGTCGTCCACGCGATCGAGCATGACACCGGGAAGAGCTTGCTGGACCTGGCCGAGGATGAAGCCGAGCAGCAGCTCCGCCGGCGGATGCAGGCCCAAGGCCTGGATGGGCTCAGTGGCGCCCAGGCGCGGGAACTGCTACTGGCCAAGATGCGCCGTAAAGCGCCGGAGGTGCGCCGTGATGCATGACCTCCGCCCGGTGATGTTCACCGTACCTGGCGAGCCGGTGGGGAAGGGAAGACCGCGTATCGGTCGCGTCGGCGCCCACGCCCGGATGTTCACTCCGGCGAAGACGGCGAACTACGAGGGGCTGATCGCGCACAGCGGACAGCAGGCCATGGCAGGTCGCGCGCTGTTCGAGGGCCCGGTGCTGGTCGAGCTCGACATCGCGCTGAGCATCCCTCAATCGATGTCGAAAAAGCGGAAGGCCCTGGCCTTGGCCGGGCAACTGCACCCGACCAAGAAACCGGACCTGGATAACGTCCAGAAGGCGATCTACGACGGCCTGAACGGCGTGGTCTGGAAGGACGACGTCCAGGTCGTGAAGGCGGTGGTGGGGAAGCGCTACGGCGAAACGCCAGGCGTGCGAGTGAAAGTCGTCCCTCTCCTCGAGGGCGAGCAGTGACTACAGGAAACTACAGGGGAGAGTCGAAATGAGACTGATCAGCGCGCGCCAGGCTTGGCAGGACGCGTACCACATCCCGGGCGCCTCGGTGATGGCGAAGGCCATCGAAGATGCCGAAGAGGCGACACGGAAGACCAGGTCGAAGCGCCGCAAGAAACTGGTGGCCCGCTTCCCCGAGGGGTACCAGGGCGAGAGCAAGGAGCCGGAGGGCCTGTTCCCCATCGACTCCCAGATCATCGCCGCCTACGAGACGCGGACCGGGCGGGCCGCGGGGAACCTGAACCGCTGCCAGCACATGCTCGCCGCCGGCAAGGTGATGCATGCGATCAGCACGCTTCCGGCGCCACTGCAGCACCTCGGCCACTTCCTGTACTCGCCGCTGGCGAACGGGGTCGACCAGAACCGCGCGCAGTCCTTCCTGTACTTCTCGGCGGATCTCCCGAAGATGAACAGGCCCCGCCAGGAGGTCGCTTACTGGGTGGCCTTGGCGGCGTTGCACTCGTGGAAGGACATGGTGAACGGCCGGGAGGAGTGGTGGCCGGGTAAGGTGATCCAGTTCCTGGCGGACTGGCCGGGGTTCGTACTGTACGCCGCGAATTGGGAGCGTGACTGGGCGGCGATCTGGGAGATTTTCATGCAGGAGCTCAACCGGCTGGACGCCCAGGCTCTGGTGCCGGTGGCGCAGGTGGTTGCGGCCCAGCGAGACGCCGCTTGACATTTTGATAAGAGATTTGGGAGTATTTTCCCAGTTTGCGAAGTAGCACCCAATCAAAAGATTCCCCCGAAAACCCGGCCCTGAAGCCGGGTTTTTTCGTTTCTGGAGCACCCCATGGCTGAACCGACGAGCAGCGGAGCAGTAGCAGCAGCCGGCGCCGTCGGGCTCACTGCCACCGCAATCATCCCCGGAGTCGACGTCAATGCAGTGATCGGCGGCTTCGCCGGCGCGCTGCTGTTCGTGCTCTGGGCTCACGACCTGACCATGGCCAGGCGCCTCGGCTACCTGCTGGCGTCCTGGGTGGGCGGCTACTACGCCGCCACCGAGGCTGTCGGGCGGGGCGCGACCCAGTTCTCCGGGCTGCCCGCCCTGGTCACCGCAGCGCTGATCGTCACCATCCTGATCGGCGTACTCGACTGGATGATCGGTGGCCGCGCGCCGGCATGGCTCCAGATCGTTCTGCAGCGCATCGTCGGCATGATCGGAGGCCGGAAAGATGGTTGACCTGGTGACCCTGGCGGCTGCGGCCGTCTGCGGCGCTATCAGTTGCCGCATCTTCACGTACCAGCGCCACGGTGCCACGTACCGGTTCGGCGTCTCGCTCTGCGCGTACATCCTCGCCGCTGGGACCGGCATGCAGGCGCTGTCGATCAGCCTGGCCGTGCTGATGGCGCGCCACGCAACGCCGATATCGCCCTACCTGCTGGCGGTACTGGTTGTGCTGCTGGTGCTGGTCTACCGCAACAAGGGCAACATCGCGCCCATCCTGAGGCTCAGTTGAGGTGATCCATGGCGCTGACCAAGAAACAGCGCCTGTTCGTCGACGAGTACCTGATAGACCTCAACGCGACGCAGGCCGCGATTCGGGCCGGCTACAGCACCCGGCGCGCGACGGAGATCGGCTATCAACTGCTCCAGCGGCCGGAGGTCGCCCAGGCCATCCAGGCCGCCATGGCCGAGCGTTCGAAGCGCACCGAGGTCGAAGCCGACTATGTGATCCGGCGGCTCCGCGAGATCGACGAGATGGACGTGCTCGACATCCTCGAGGACGACGGATCGTTCCGGTCGATCCGCGACTGGCCCAGGGCCTGGCGCCAGTTCCTGTCCGGCATCGAGATCGCCGAGTTGTTCGAGGGCCGCGGTGACGACCGCCGCATCGCTGGCGTGCTCCGCAAGGTCAAGTGGCCGGACAAGCTCCGCAACCTGGAGTTGCTGAGCCGGCACGTTGGCACCGAGTCTGCCGCGCTCGACCTGGAGCTCAAGCGCCTGGACGTGGCGAAGAAGCGCGCCGAACTGAAGCTGCTGGAGAACCCCGACGACGAAGCGCCGCCAACCAGCGTCGCCGTGACAATCATCGATGCGAGGGTGCGCGATGCCGACGCTTAACGTGCCTCAGGCGAAGTTCCTGGCCCTGCCGCACAAGTTCTGCGGCTTCGTGGCCGGGTTCGGCTCCGGCAAGACGTGGGTGGGCTGCTCAGGGCTCGCCCAGCACGCCTGGGAATGGCCGCGCATCAACGCCGGCTACTTCGCGCCGACCTACGCCCAGATCCGTGACATCTTCTATCCGACGATGGAGGAGGTGGCCTTCGACTGGGGGCTGCGGACCAAGATCAACCAGGCGAATCACGAGGTTCACCTCTACAGCGGCAGCGCCTACCGCACGACGATCATCTGTCGCTCCATGGAGAAGCCGCAGACCATCGTTGGCTTCAAGGTCGGCCGATCCTTGGTGGACGAGCTCGACGTACTGTCGCTGATCAAGGCCCAGCAGGCCTGGCGCAAGATCATCGCGAGGATGCGGTACAAGGTGGACGGCCTGCGCAACCGTGTCGACGTCACCACCACCCCGGAGGGCTTCAAGTTCGTCTTCCAGCAGTTCGTGAAGCAGTTGCGCGAGAAGCCGCACCTGCAGGACCTGTATGGACTGGTCCAGGCCAGCACCTACGACAACGAGGCGAACCTGCCGGACGACTACATCGATTCGCTGATGGAGTCGTACCCGCCGCAACTGATCGCGGCGTACCTGCGCGGCCAGTTCGTCAACCTGACGTCGGGCACCATCTACACCGCCTACGACCGCACTCTCAACGCCTCGCAGGAGACGGTTCAGGCAGGCGAGCCGATATTCGTGGGCATGGACTTCAACGTCGGCAAGATGGCCGCCGTCGTGCATGTGAAGCGCCTGGGCCTGCCGCACGCGGTCGACGAGATCGTCAACGGGTACGACACCCCGGACATGATCCGCCAGATCAAGGAGCGGTTCTGGCTGTACGCCGACGGCGAATATCGGCCTACCCGCCAGATCAGGATCTATCCCGACGCCTCCGGCGACTCTCGCAAGTCGGTACGGGCCAGCGAGACCGATATCGCGCTGCTCAAGCAGGCCGGCTTCGTCGTGTCGGCTCCGGCCGCCAACCCGCCGGTCAAGGACAGGATCAACTCCATGAACGCCATGTTCTGCAACGCCAAGGGCGAGCGGCGGTATCGGGTCAACCCCGACCGGTGCCCTACCTATGCCGACGCCCTCGAGCAGCAGGTGTGGGGCACCAACGGGGAGCCGGACAAGTCCGCCGACATCGATCACCCCAATGACGCGGGTGGCTATTTCATCCACAAGGAATACCCGATCACGAAGTATTCCCTCGCAGGTGTTTCCTAATGGGCGTAAGGAGCTTCCTCACTGACAAGCTGGTCAACTTCGTGGCCAACTTGGGCACGGAGCGAGACAAGGCCGCCGGCAGCTTCTACGCGCCGGTCGTGCTCACCGATGAGCAGTTGCACAACGCGTATCGCGGCGCCTGGTTCCCGCGCAAGGTCGTCGATATCCCGGCGAAGGATGCGACCAGGCGTTGGCGGGCATGGCAAGCCAGCAAGGCGCAGATCGAGAAGATCGAGGCCGAGGAGAAGCGCCTTCAGGTCCAGGCCCGCACCATGGAGGCTCTAATCAAGGCGCGGCTCTGGGGCGGCGCAGCGATCTTCATCGGTACCGGCGAAACTGACACCAGCAAGCCTCTGGTACCCGAGCGCGTCCAGGCCGGCGGCATCAAGTATCTGACGGTGATGAGCCGGCGCGACCTGTCGGCAACCGAGCAGGATCGTGACGTCATGTCACCGAACTACGGCAAGCCCAAGGCCTATCGGCTCGGCGGCAGCGCGATCGAGATTCACCCGTCCCGGCTGGTGATCTTCACCGGCGCCGACATCCCTGACCAGGACCTGGCCAGCGGCAATCAGTTCGGCTGGGGAGACTCGGTCCTGCAGGCCGTGTTCGAGGCCATCCAACAGATCGACAGCACCATGGCCAACGTGGCCAGCCTCATCTTCGAAGCGAAGGTCGACGTGATCCGTATCCCCGACTTCATGCAGGGGATGCAGGACCCGAAGTACGAGAAGCTGGTGCTGGAGCGCATGCGTCTGGCGGCCATGGCGAAGGGAATCAATGGCACCCTGATGCTGGACAAGGACGAGGAGTACGACAGCAAATCGGCGAACTTCGGCACGCTGCCGGACATCATGGACCGCTTCATGCAAGCGGGCTGCGGCGCTGCCGATATTCCGGCCACCCGCATGCTCAGCCAGTCCCCCGCCGGCATGAACTCCACTGGTGAGGCTGACCTGCGTAACTACTACGACCGCATCCAGTCCAGCCAGGAACTCGACATTACGCCGGCCATGTCGGTGCTGGACGAGTGCCTGGTGCGGTCCGCGCTGGGCAGCCGACCGCCGGAGATCCATTACGTCTGGAACAGCCTCTGGCAGACCACAGCGAAGGAGCGGGCGGACATCGGGAAGATCACCGCCGAGACTATCAAGACCATCGCCGAGACAAGGCTCTTCCCCGAGGACGCGCTCAGCAAGGCTGCCGAGACCCTGCTGGTCGAGAACAGCGTGATGCCCGGTCTGGAGTCGGCGCTGGAGGAGTTCGGCTCCGAAGTGCCCGAGGACGAACAGGACGAGGAGGGTGGCAACCGGTCGTCCAGCCAGGCACTCAACGACGCGGCATCGCGCACGCTGTACGTTTCGCGCCGGGTGCTGAACGCCGGCGCGATCATTGACTGGGCGAAGGACCAGGGCTTCGAGACCACGCTCCCCGCCCACGACCTGCACGTCACCATTGCCTACAGCCGGACGCCCGTCGACTGGATGAAGGTCACCCAGGCCTGGACGGTCAAGCCGAACGGAAACCTGACCTGTTCCGCCGGCGGCCCGCGCCTGGTCGAGCAGTTCGGCAAAGGGGCCGTGGTTCTGCTGTTCAACTCCTCTGACCTGACCTGGAGGCACGTCGAAATTCGCGATGCCGGCGCCAGTTGGGACTGGCCGGACTACCAGCCCCACATCACCTTCACCTACCAGCCCGGCAGCGTCGACCTTGACCAGGTTGAGCCGTACCGCGGCGTCATCGAGCTCGGCCCGGAGGTCTTCGAGGAGATCGACGAGGGCTGGGCGGATCGCCTCGACGAGGAATAACGATGCTTCTTCATGACTCCGTGTCGGTGTCCGGCGTTCGCCGGACCGCTGACGGCTACCTCGTGGCCGATGCCCGGGTAGCGCGCACTGGTATCCAGGAATACCTGGGCTCCGAGGTCGGCAAGCCCGACATGCCCATTGTCCGCGTGTATCGGCCGCCGGAATCGGTTTTCGCCGAGGACGCCATGCGCTCCTACGCCTACCGCCCCATGACCAACGGCCACCACGGCGACGTGAATGCCGAGAACTGGAAACAGCTCGCGATCGGCCAGACCGGCGCCGAAGTACTCCGCGACGGCGACTTCGTCCGCGTGCCCTTGGTCCTCATGGATGCCGATGCCATCCGCGACTACGAAGCCGGCAAACGCGAGCTCTCCATGGGCCTGGAAGCCGAAGTGATCTTCGAGGATGGCGTGACCCCGGAAGGGGAGCAGTACCACGCCAAGCTTGGCTCCATGCGAATGAACCACCTCGCCCTGGTCGATCACGCCCGGGGCGGCGAGCAACTGCGCATTGGGGATCAGCGCACCCCCAGTGCCACCAAACCCGCGCAATCAACCCCAACAGGAGGCCATGACATGGCTGATGCACTCCGCAAACTCCTGGTCGATGGCCTCACGATCGAGGTTACCGAGCAGGGCGCCCAGGTGATCGAGAAACTGCAGAAGCAGCTGACGGACGCCGGTTTCGAGGTCAAGACCCTTAAGGACAGCCACGCCGCTGCCCTGGCCGCGAAGGATTCCGAGCTGGCCAAGAAGGATGCCGAGATCGACGGCCTGAAGGCCAAGGTCCTCAACGACGCCGAGATCGACAAGCTGGTGAAGGCGCGCAGCGATCTGATCGCGAATGCCACGCTGATCGCCGACGGCGACTACACCGGCAAGTCCGACGCCGAAATCCGCAAGGCCGCTGTCGTGGCCAAGCTGGGCGATGCCGCTGTGGCCGACAAGACCGACGCCTACATCGCCGCGCGCTTCGACATCCTGCTCGAGGATGCCGCCAGCAACGATCCGGTGCGCGTCCACCTGAAGCAGCAGGACGGCAAGCCGAAGAACCCGGCTGACAACGGTCAGTCCGCCTATGAACAGCGTCTCACCGACGCCTGGAAGGGAGGTGCCAAATAATGCCCGCCGTCCAAACCACCTACAGCGAAAACATTCGCGCCGCCCTGCCGGGCATGATCGTCGACGAAGTCCCGAAGACCCTGATCTCTCGCACCGTCGAGGCTGCTGGCGGTCTGGCCTTCGGCGTCCCGGTGATTCAGGGCACCGCCGACAAGGCCGGTCGTGCCGCCACTGCGGGGGATACCGCCGCCGACTTCGTTGGCATCAGCGTTCGCGATCGCTCCGTGAAGGCCGAGGCCAACGCCTACAGCCAGTACGAGTCGGCCCGCGTCATGACCAAGGGTGCCATCTGGGTGACCGCCTCCGTGCAGGTGGCCGCCGGCGACCCGGTCTACTTCGTACCGGCCACTGGCGTCTGGACCAACGTCGCCACCAGCAACGTCCTGGTCGCCGGTGCTCGCTTCGACACCAGCACCTCCGGTACCAACCAACTCGCTCAAGTCCGCCTGGGCTAAAGGAGAAACCATGAGCCGATTCAAGCTGCTCGACGCCCAGGCCGCCCTGGGCTTCGTGCTTTCCCAGACCTCGTACATCGAGCGTCAGGTCAACGAGGTCGTGTACCCGGATATCCAGTATCCGGGCCTGATCCCCGTCGACACCTCGGCGCCCGAGTGGATCAAGACCGTCACCTTCTTCTCCATGGATAAGGTCGGCAAGGCCGACTGGGTCAACGGCAATGCCGACGACATCCCGCTGGCCAGCACCGAGCGCTCGAAGTTCGAATCCAGCGTGCACATGGCCGGTATCGGCTATGGCTATGGCCTGGAGGAGATCAGCCAGGCGCAGATGCTCGGCATCTCCCTGACAGCCGACGATGCCATGGCAGCCCGCCGCGCCTACGAGGAGATGGTTGATCGTGTGGCCCTGCAGGGCGATGCCTCCAAGGGCTTCTCCGGCTTCTTCAACTACCCGGGCGTCACCGCCGCCAGCGCCGTAACCGGCAACTGGGCCGCCGCCACCGCTGACCAGATCCTGGCCGACGTGAACACCGCCCTGACCCTGCAGGCCGCCGGCACGCTGTACACCAGCTTCGCTGACACCCTGCTGCTGCCCTACGACAAGTTCCTGCTGATCTCCACCAAGAAGGTGAGCGATCTGGCCACCATGCCGATCCTGGCCTACCTGCAGCAGTACAACGTCTACACCGCGCAGACCGGCCGCCCGCTGACCATCCGTGGTCTGCGCGGCCTGAACACGGCCGGTGCCGGCGGTACCGCGCGGATGATCACCTACCGCCGCGACCCGCAGGTGCTGAAGATGCACATCCCCATGCCGCATCGCTTCCTGCCGGTGTTCCAGGCCGGTCCGATCCGATGGGAAGTGCCGGGCATCTTCCGCCTCGGCGGCGTGGATATCCGCCGTCCGGCGGAAGTTCGCTACACCGATGGTCTCTGATAGGGGGTGAGCCATGGCGAAGGTAACCAACACCGGTCGCATCACCCCCATTGGTCTGCCGAGTGGTCTCGTCATCCTGCCGGGCGCGTCTGAAGACGTGCCCGACTGGGAGGAGGTCAAGAAGCGCCCGAACATTGCCTTCTACGTGGCCACTGGCGTGCTGGTGGCCGAGGAAAGCGAGGGCGAGAGTGGTGGGAGCACCGGCGGCGAAGCGGCCTACCGTGAGCAGCTGTTCGCGGAGCTGGCCGCTCTGGGCATCAATGCTCACCCCAACAGTAAGACCGAGACCCTCGTGTCCAAGCTGGCGGAGGCCAAGAAGAAGGCCCAGCCCCAGACCCAGCCTCAGGACGAGGCTGCGCAGAAGCAGGCGATGATCGCGGAGCTGGCCGCTCTGGGCGTGCCGGCGGGGCCTGATGCGTCCCTGGAAGAGCTGCAGAAGGCTCTGGCCGAGAAGAAAGCGGCCAATTGATAACCCCAGCACGGATGACCAGCAGGGCCATGGATGGCCCACCTATTTCGAGAACGATGATGGCTGACTTCTACGGAACTGTGGCAGGCGCCGACGCCTACCATCTGGCTCGCGCGAACACCGCCTGGACCGGCACCACCGAAGCGAAGGAGGCTGCCCTGACGCGCGCCTCGGCCTACATCGACGGTCTGGGCACCCAGTTGCCCACGACCGAATGCGTCCTGGCATTCCCCGGCAAGAAGGCCGGCGGCCGTGCCCAGGCCCGGCAGTGGCCGCGCGATGGCGCCACCGACCGCGATGGCGAGCCCATTCCCGCAGACGAGACACCGCGCGAGGTGGAGCAGGCCACCTACGAGGCCGCCCTGCGCGAGCTGGTGAAGCCCGGCAGCCTGAACCCCGATTACGTGGCCACCATGGCGGTGAAGAAGGCCAAGGTAGGCCCGCTGGAAACAGAGTTCTTTGGACCGGAGGAGGGCGACCAGCAGCCCAATAAGCCCTTCGTCGGCACCATCAATGACATCCTCGCGCCGATCATGGTCTGGCGCTGCCCGCTGCCTGGCGTGGTGACGGTGTGACCGAGGCCGAAATCCTCAACGCGATCGAGGGAAAGGAGCCGGCGTTGCAGAGGGCGTACCTGGACCGGGTCAGGTCGGTGACGGATGCCGCTGTCGTGGCTGAGATCGAGCGCTACATCAACGAGCAGGATGAGGATTCCATTGTCTCGGTGCTGTCGCTGGGGTTGCTGGCGGTGTTCCTGGAGCAACTGCGGTCCACCTACCTGGCCGGCGCGACCCTCGAAATCAAGTTTTTCCCGGGACGGCCGGTCCCAGAGTTCGACCCTGTAGGCCCGGGGCCGTCGACCTGGTTATCGGAGCACGCCCGCGCCCTGCAGCGCGACATCGATGATGCTACGCGCCTGGCTGTCCGCCACACGATCCAGATGGCCGACCTCCTGGGGCGCCCGCCGCGCGCGACAGCACTCGATATCGTCGGCCGGCGAAGCCCGCAGACCGGGCAGCGAACCGGTGGAATCACTGGACTCTCAGGCAACTACGCCCAGGCAGTGGCCAACGCCCGCGCCCAGTTGCTCAGCGGGGACCCTGCGCAGATGCGCCAATACCTGACCCGCATTCGCAGGGATCGGCGGTTCGACAGGTTGGTCGAGCGAGCCGTCGAGGCGCGTCGCCCGGTCCCGTCGGCGGATGTCGATCGCATCGTAGGCCGCTATTCCGAGCGACTGCTGCGGACCCGTGCCGAGCAGATCGCCGCGACTGAGGCACACGACGCCTTCAGCGCCGGACGGGATCAGGTCTACGAGCAACTCGTCGCCAATGGACTGGAGCGCAGCAGAGTCCTGAAGACCTGGCACAACGTCGGCGACAACCGCGTTCGGCACACTCATTCGCCGATGCAGGGCCAGCGACAGCAACTCGGTAGTCCGTTCGTGACGGGCGGTGGCGCGCTGCTGATGTTCCCCGGTGACCAGACGCTTGGGGCCGGCGACAACGAAACCGCCGGCTGCCGGTGCTGGGTCGAGTACGAAATCGGAGGTATCCGTGCGTGACGAAATGCAGGCTATTTTCGGCCAGATGTTCGACAGCGTGTTCAGCGAGTCGGTGACCTCGTTCGCTGGCGAGTATCCGGGGCCGGGCGTCTTCGATCCGGTCACCGAGACCACCACCAGCCAACCCGTGCGGTACTCCGGGCGCGGGGTCTTCCACAACTACGAGGCCAACCGCATCGACGGAATCAACATCCTGGTCGGCGACATCCAACTGATCGCTCTGATCAACGAGGTGTCGGACCAGCCCGCCGTCGGCCATGAACTGAGCACTACCGACGTGGTCCCGATCCTTGGTGGGCCGTTGGCGGGCTATCGCATCGTGCGCGTTGGCGGTGATCCCGCCGGCGTGCATCACGATCTGCAGTTGAGGAAAGCGTGATGGCAAAGGGGAAGGGCGGGAGATCATGGAGCATCCCTCCGTCGGCTTTCGCCGAGAACGTCGGCCAGGCCGTGGCCAACCACCAGCGGCGGCTGACCATCGAAATGCTCGAGCAGATCACCATTCGTGCACCAGTCGATACCGGTCGATTCAAAGCCAACAACATCGTCAGCGTTGACCTCCCGGTCTACTACTCGCTTGACCGCTACGACAAGGACGGCCACGAGACCCTGGCGATGGGGGAGGCCGCACTGGCGGCGCTTGCGCCGTATTCGGTCGTCTACATCCAGAACAACCTGATCTACGCCGGCGCGCTGGAGGATGGCCACTCTGGCCAGGCTCCGGCGGGTATCTATGGCGTCAGCTTCCATAGCGTCACGGCGAGATATTCATGACCTTCGAACAGATCCGGGCAGTCATCATCACGCGCATGACCGAGTGGGCCGCGATACCGGGCGATGACGTCGACTACCCGAACAACCCAAAAGGGCCATTCAAGCCGGACGGGAAGCCGATCTGGGCGCGCCTGGCGGATATCCCTGGCGCCTCTGCGGCTACTGAGATCGGCAACGGCCCCTGTGTTCGCCGTAGCGGCCTGATCATCGTGCAGCTCTTCGTGCCGACTTACAAAGGCACGCTGCTGCTGACTCGGACCGCCGATACGCTGCGCGAGCACTTCGAGTTCTACAGCGACCCGGTCCTGCCGTTCGAGTGCTTTGCCGTCTCCCAAGCCGTTCCCGGCGATGATGGACACGGCTGGTACCAGGCCAACCTGACGATCCCCTACCGGGCTGGTTGAGCCCGACTCACCCACCGCCGCACGGCGGTTTTTTTTCGCCTATCACAGGAGAAACGCCCCCATGAGTAGCGGCGCGAAGGTCCAGCTTGCCTGGATCAAAGAGGTAACCCCCGGCGTCACCCCGCCGGGCGACTGGCACACGCTCACCCGTATCAGCAACGGGGTGACACCGACCTACAACTCTGAGGCCAACAACGAGATCGGTGCCGACCGTATGGCCCAGGGTACCGCCATGACCACCGTCGACGTTGGCGGTGACATCGAGAGCAAATGGCGCTACGGGGCGCTGGATGAGTTCATGGCCTCCTGCTTCGGCAAGAACTGGGTCGCGAACGTCCTGACCATGGGTAACGACCGCATCTCCTTCTCCCTGGCCACCTATGCCGCGGATATCGGCGTCGCCGGTATCGCCCGTGGCGCCCAGGTTGCGACGATGGCGTTCGACTTCCCGGGCGACAACGAGATCACCGTCACCACCACGTTCGCTGCCACCAGTTGGAGCGATAAGGCCGATGACACCTCGTTCATCGTCAACGCCCAGCCGGAGCCGGCGCAGCGCCGCTACTCGTTCAAGGACATCAGCGGCCTGAAGCTCAACGACCAGCAGGTGGGAGAGGGCAATGCCTGCGTCGACAGCTTCAACCTGCAGTTCGACAACGCGGTACAGACCCAGCGCTGTATCGGCAACGGCAACCCGTTCCCGGGCAACATCATCCCCACGACTTTCACGCCGTCGGGATCGATCACGATCAGTTGGTCGAGGATGGCCTATCAGCTCTGGAAGGCACAGCAGACCGGTGACGCCATCAGTTTGGAGTTCACCGTCAGCAACGCCGACGGCGGCTATCGCATCAGCCTCCCGGAGATGGAAGTGAACGGGTCCTGGCCGGATGCCGGCGCCGAGGAAATCGTCCAGGTCGAGCTGAACTACACCGCGCGCCGTATCCCGCCGACCATCACCCGCCTGCCGGCGCCGATCGTGATTGCAAGCGTCACCGTCACGCCGGATACCGCCTCGGTCGCCGCCGGTGAAACCGTAGACCTGGAAGCCGAGGTTCTACCGGCCGGCGCCAGCCAGACCGTCACCTGGTCCACCTCCGATGCAGCGATCGCCACCGTGAACGACACCGGCCTGGTCACCGGCGTGGCCGTAGGCACCGCAACGATCACCGCTACCAGCACCGCGGACCCGACCAAGACCGATACCTGCGCGATCACCGTAACCGCGTAACCCCTTGCCTGGCGCGCCCTGCGGTGCGCGCCGGGCCTTTTTACCGCAGAGGAACACCATGGCCATCACCCTGAAGAAAAAGCCCGAAATCGACCTGTACGGCACCCGCTGGCTGCATCTCAAACTGGACAAGCAGGGGCATCTGTCGCCTTGCGACGTAGAAGCGAAGGCCGACCTTTCGCTGCTGGTGGGGTCGACTGGCGATCCGCTTTTCCAGTCCCACCACGCGATGATCAACCGCCACATGCAGGCGATCGATGCTCAGGCCGGCGTCGGAACCAGCCAGTTCAGCCCGCTGACTCTGGCCGATGTTCAGTTCGACAATATCGACGACCTGCTGATTGGCCTGGTGGCCAGGCACATCATCAAGGACTGGAAGGGTGTGCAGGACGAGGCGGCGCCCGGTGTGCCCGCCGACTACACGCCGGAGCGCGGCCAGGCGCTGATGCGCCAGCACCCCGATGCCTACTGGCTTGCGCTCAAGATCGGCACTGACATCGCGGTTCGCGCGGATCTGCGTACCCAGGAGACCGTGGGAAAGTCCTGAGCGCGTATCGCTGGGCTCGGGACTGGGCGGGGCCCGACAACGAGAAGAAACGATGGAAGCATGAACGGTTCGGGCTCCAGGTCCCTGCGGAGCCCACCATTGACGCCGTCTGCGCCGAGGTACTCGAGGCCTACCACCGGATCAGCAGGGGCCGGCAGTTCATCGGCATGATCGGCGCGCCGGCCCCGCTTTCTCACCGCGATATCGACGCCTACCTCCTGCGTTACCCCACCGCCATCCCCATCGCCGAGTTCGAGGCGGCGGTCCTCGCGCTCGACGACGAGTACCGCGTCCAGTGGGCCGCGGCGCAATCAGAACCTGCTGAACAAGAACCCGGAGACCGCCATGGCGGAAGAAAGTCGCCTCTCAATAATCATCGACTCCCGGGGCGCTGAGAAGAACGCGACCAGTCTTAGCGACGCACTGGACCGGGTGGAGCGCAGCGGGGACGAAGCCGCCGGCAGCACCTCTCGCCTCAGTGAGGTGACTGTCCGCCTCGGCTCGAACATGAGCAAGGCTGCGGCCGCTACCGTTGCGTCGCTATCGCGCATCGAGCGTGCGACGGAGTCGACCAGTTCGCAGATGACGGCGCTTGTCTCCCGCGCCGTTGCCTTGGAAAACGCCATGTCGTCGGTGGGCCAGGGTATCGGTCGGCTTGACACCGGCATCACCCAGTCGAACGCGCAACTTGGACAGTTGAACACCCAGATGTCGCACCTGGTGTCGACGTTCAGCACGTTTTCCCAGGGCCAGAGCGCGATCAACGCGCAGTTGTCGCGCATCGCGGCGAACATGTCGCGGGCAGCGGACGAGACCCAGAACCTGGATCAGTCCACCAGTCGAGCGGGCCGCGGCGCGCGCGAAGCCGCGAGCGACCTTGACGCAGAGCGCGCCGGCCTAGCGCGCCTGCTGGGGCAGATCAACCCCACTGTTGCGGCGCTCGACCGCCTCGACGACATGCAGCAACGGCTCACTCGCTACAAGAACTTGCGCCTGGTCGATGCTGAGACGGTGGCGGAGTACACCGAGCGGCTGAAGGCAATGCGCAATGCCCTGGGTGACGCCGAGGGCGGCATGAACCGCACTGGGATGTCGGCCAAAGCGCTATCGGCGAACATGCGGATGCTGCCGGCTCAGATCACGGACATCGTTGTCGGCCTGTCGTCTGGCCAGGCTCCCTTGACGGTGCTGCTCCAGCAGGGCGGCCAACTCAAGGACATGTTCGGTGGAATCGGGCCGGCCGCGCGCGCCGTCGGCGGCTACATCGCCGGCCTGGTAAATCCTTACACCATCGCCGCCGCCGCCGCTGGTGTGCTGGCGTTGGCTTTCTACCAGGGCTCGGTGGAGTCGTCGCGCTTGACCAACGCCCTGGTCAAGAACGGCAACGCCGCCGGGACCACCGCCGGGCAACTCTCGGTCTTCGCGCAGCAGGTCGGGGCTGGGAATGCGACAGTAGCGCAGGCAGCCAGCGCGCTGACGCAACTGGCCGGCGCCGGCAACCAACTGACGATCCTCTACCCGAAGATCGCCGCGGCGGCGATCAGTTGGTCGAAGGTCACCGACCAGTCTATCGAGGATGTGGTCGACAGTTTCAATGACCTGGCCAAGAGCCCAGTTGATGCGGTGAAGAAGCTCGACGACCAGCTCAACTTCCTGACCGCGAGCCAGTACGCGAACATCCAGTCGCTGCAAGAGCAGGGGCGCACAATGGATGCTGCTCGCCTTGCGACCGAGGCATACGCCAACGCGCTGGCCAGCCGCTCCACGGAGATGGAGCAGAACCTGGGGGTGGTAGAGAAGGCCTGGAACGGACTGAAGAGTGCCGCGAAGTCAGCATGGGATGCCATGCTCGATATCGGCCGTACCGAGTCGCCGGAGCAGCAACTGCAGAAGGTCTACAAGCAGATCGAGAATGCCCAGAGGGGCGTCGGGCGTGGTGGTCGGGCGGCGTTTGGCCTGGGTATCAGCCAGCCCAGTCTCGATGCGCTGTACAAGCGCGCCGCCGACTTGCAGGCGAAGATCGCCGCCGACGGCGCGAAGAACCTGGAACAGGCAACGAACAACGCGATTCAGGCGGCCGGAAAGAAAGGCATCGAGACGATCAACACGACGTTCGCCGCCGCGCAGACGCAGACCGAGAAGCTCCAGAAGCAACTGGTGGAACTCGACAAGGCTCGAAAGGCCGCCATGGAGGCGGGCGGATTCACAGCCGAGGAGGAGACCAAGTTCGCGGTCGCACGCAAGAACATCGAGCAGCAGATCGCCGACATCAAGGAGCGTGAGGCGAAGAAGAGAGCGCCGAAGGCCCGCGGCCAGAACGCCGGCGTGCGCGAGGCTGACAATACCGCCTCCCGCTTGCTGGCCCAGTACGATCCCGCTGGACAGGCTGTGCGTACCCTGACCAAGGAGGAAACTCAGCTTCAACTGGCGCTCTCCAGGGGCAAGATCACTCGCGAGGAGTACAGCAAGGCGCTGGCTCAGGCCTCGCTGAACTACGCCGCGGCGATCAAGGGCGCCCAAGGGCTCACCGCAGCCGAGCAGTACCAAGCGCAGATGGAGCGGCAACTCTCGATTCAGCGCCAGCAGTACGCCGCCCAAGCCGCGGCGGTCGGCATGGGCGGCAAGGAAGCCGAACGGTACCAGCAGCGGCTCCAACTTGAGCAGCAGACCAACGACCGAGTCCTTCAGTTGCGGACCGAACTGGCCCAGGCCACAACCGAGAAGCAGCGGCAGGAGCTTCAGGCACAGATCGACTTGACCAACGAGTATCTGCCACAGCAGGTCGCTGCGATGGAGGCGGGCTGGGCACAGATGGACGCGGCCATGTCCAACCCCATCAATGGCTGGACCGCTGCGGTGCAGAACTTCGGCGCGCAAGCGACAAACGTGGCTGGGCAAACGCAGAGCATTTGGACCAACGCATTCGACACGATGACGAACGGGGTCACTGACCAGTTCATGAGCCTGGACCTTTCCCTGAGGTCCATTGGTGATCTGAGCAAGGAAGTACTTCGGAACGTCCTAGCTGGATTCGTCAAAATGGGCGTCCAGATGGCTGCTAACGCGGTCCTGAGCAGTACGATCCAGGCCGCCCAAACGACCCAGGCCGCAGCATCAGGGGCCGCTATTGCATCGGCGTATGCGCCTGCGGCCGCAACTGCATCTATCGCCTCTTTTGGCGGTGCCGCTGTTGCTGGCCTGGCGGCTATGACTGCTGCCATCCCGCAGATGCTGTCTCTTGTCGGATTCGCGAACGGTGGCTATGTGACGGGCCCAGGAACGGGGCGCTCTGACAGCATTCCGGCAATGCTCAGCAACGGCGAGTTCGTGGTGAATGCCGAGGCGACCAGGCGGAATCGGTCATTGCTCGAGGCGATCAACTCCAACGACCGGATTCCGAGCGGCGGCGCTGCGTCGAGCTCGTCCAGCGGTGCCACCGCTTCGGCCGGTCTCGCGCCAGAGGTCAACATCTTCAACGCGCCGCCCGGCACCCAGGCAAACGTCAGGATGGAGAACGCCCAGTGGGTGCTCGACGTCGTGTGCGGGAGCATGGAAGGCGATGGCCAGGTACACCAGGTCATGGCCGGTAAATATGGCGTTACCACGGTGGGACGGTAATGAGTGACGACATCATCAAATATCCGGCGCAACTGCCGCACCCGCTGCAACAGGGTTACGCCTTCGAGACGACGAACCCGAAGCTGTCGACTCCGATGGCTTCGGGCTACGTTCGAGAACGCCGGCGAACCCAGAGCGTACCCACCAGGGCGAAAGTCACCTGGAACATGGATAGCCAGCAGGCCGCCTTCTTCGAGGCGTGGTTCGCTCGCACCCTGGTGGACGGAACGAAGTGGTTCGAAGCGATGCTGCAGACGCCGCTTGGCTTCCTGCCGTACACCTGCCGGATTCTCGGGATGTACGAGGGCGCCGAACTGGTCCAGGTCAGGCGCTGGGAGTACAGCGCGACGCTCGAACTGCGCGAACGCCCCCTGATGCCGCCAGGCTGGGAGGAGTTCCCGGACTACTGGTTCAACATGAACATCCTGGATCTCGGGATGAACCGCGATGGCCACTGGCCGGAGGCATGAGATGGACCCACTCGAAGTTGCCTTCGCTTCGCCGGCCGACGAGGTGCTGATTCCAACCCTGGAGATCACCTGTGATGCCTGGCCAGCCCCGGTGTTGCTGACGCACGGCTACGACAATGTCACCGCCGGCACCGAGGATGGCCGAACCCTGACCTTCGAGGCCGGAGGGATCGATGCCTCGTTGCCGAAGTCGGACAACACCGGGAACCAGACGATCACCTTTGCCATCGACGGCGTGACCGGAAAATCCCAGAACCTGATCCAACAAGCCGTCGATGCAGAGAAACGGGTCCGACTGACCATGCGGCTCTACCTCAGCACGGACCTCTCCAGGCCGAAGCGTGACTACCACATGACCGTCAAGAGCGGCGTGCTGGAGGTCGATCATGCCGAAATTCAGGCCGGCTACTTCGACCTGATTGGCACCCGCTGGCCCCGCGTTGACTTCAACTCCAAGAACGCACCCTGCATCAAGTACGAAGGCTGATCCATGCTCGATCGATATCTCGCCGCCGTCTACGAGGACGGCGGGCGCGAACTGCCGCGCGTCGATTGCTGGGGACTCACCCGGCTGGCGCGTCATGAGCTCTACGGCATGCCCATGCTCTCCAGCTTCGGGGAGGTGAGACATACCAGCCCGCGCCATTTCCAGCGCGCCTACCAGCGCCAGGTGCAGGCCGCCCTGGAAGAGTGCGAGCCGTTCGCCGGCGCCATCGCTGCCGGCATGGATGGGGCGGTCTGTGTCCACGTCGCCCTGGTCGTGGCCAGGGAAGGGCGGCTGCAAGTACTCGAAATCAATCCAGGGTCCGGCGCCCGCCTGGTGCGCCTGCAGGACTTCCTCGAAAACTTCACCCGGGTGATCTTCTACCGTGATCGAATTCTTCGCGAACAAGCTGGATCCTGAGCCGCTGCGCCAGTACCCCATCCGCGCGCGGATGCCAATCGACACCTGGCTGCGCGGGAACGTGGCGAGCTATCGCCGCAATCGGCGCCGCATCCGCCGGGGTGAGTTGAACCCGGTAAGCATCTCGGTCAACGGTCGGCTCGTCCACTTCAGCCGCTGGCGCGTGACTGAGATCGGACCCGACGACGAGGTCCACATCTGGAAAGAGCCGAAGGGCATCGATCCGATCTCGATCACAATCGCCGCGATCAAGAGCGCCCAGGCGCTGTTTCGGTTGTTCATGCCTCGGATCAAGATGCCGAGCACCCAGAACCCGCGCCAGGGCGACCCGTTGGAGAGCGCGCGGACCAAGGCGAACCAGGTCCGCTACGGCGACATCGTCCGGGAGGCGTTTGGCCGGAACAAGATCTACCCCGACTACATCGTCCCGCAATGCCGGCGTTTCCCCAGCGAGCGGACGGAGTGGGTCCAGATGCTGCTGGCGGTCGGGATAGGCGACTACGAGATTCATCCCAGCGACATCATGATCGGCGATACCCCGATCATTTCGCTCGGCGATAACGCCCGCTACCGCATCTATCGGCCGGGTGAGAGTGTGGCTGGCGACCCGGCTGCGGAGTGGTGGCACTCGGTTGCCGAGGTCGGCGCCACGGCTACGGGCACCGCGGGTATCGATCTCCGGACAACCACCACGGTCGACCAGTCTGCGAACGCCCAGGCGTACCAGTTCGACGGCGACCTGGTCACCGTTCCCGTCGGGGCCGGCCAGTTCCCCACTGGCTGGGCGGCCGGGATGATCGTTCGCGTCGAAGTGATGTATCAGTACAACGTCACCGCCGGCACCGGAGTGGGCGGTCGAGACACAATCTCCGGCCCGCTCGCCCAGCTCGGCGCGTTCCCAGGCATGGTTATCGAGGTCACCGGGGCGAACGAAGGCATCTACGTCGTCAACAGCTACACCGCGCCGGCAGGGTCTACGCCAGCGTCGATGACGCTCAATACCACCAGCGGTGCCCCCGTTTCTGGGTTGCAGTACGGAACCGGCTGGGCGTGTATTGGATACCGCGGGCTCCGGTACCGGATCACCGCTGCGAGCTCCAGCCAATTGGCGTTGGACCGGTTGACCGATACCGGCTCCGACGACACTGCCTGGCCTGGATTCGACTACATCGAGAGCAACTCGGCAGTCCTGAAACTGGACGGCTCCACGCTGGAGGGAGACTGGGCCGGCCCGTTCGCAGGGAACCCGGAGGCTGAGAAAGCCACCGCGATCGAGTTCGACTACATGTTCCCGCAAGGCCTCGGAGGGGTGGACAAGAAAGGGAGACTCTTCAACTGGCAGGTCGAGATCGAACTGCAGTGGCGCGACATGGCCCTGGCTGGCGCATGGACCTCCTACCGCGAGACCATCAGCCGAGCGACTCTGGATCAGATCGCGTTCACGCGCCGGATCAACCTACCGTATGCAATGCGCCCTGAGGTCAGGATGCGTCGGATCGGCGCGAAGTCAACCGAGACCACCATTCAGGACACCGTGCAGTGGTACGGCCTACGGACAAGGCTGGCGAGCCCGTCGTCATACCCCGGAATGACCGTCATTTCAGTGGCTGTCGCCGGTGGCGGTCGCCTGGGAGCGCAGTCCGAGAATCGGGTCTCGGTGATCGGTACCCGGATACTCCCGACGCGCCAGAACGGCGCGTGGACCGAGCCGCGGCCTGTCCGGGATCTGGTGGCGCCGTTCTGCTACGTCGCAAAGTCCGTTGGCTACGAGGATGCAGACCTCGACCTGGTCGAGATCGATGCACTGGCCGATATCTGGGCGCAGCGAGGCGACACGTTCGATCACCAGTACGAGTCGACGTCGACGGTGAAGGAAGTGCTGGGCGACATCCTCGCCGCGGGATTCTCCGAGCTGACGATTGGCCGCGGGCGGCTGCGTCCGGTTCGCGATGGACTGCGCGAGGGTGTCGATCATCTCTACACCACGCCGGCGGCGAATGGTGAGGTCTGGGCCTACTCGGCACAGAACATGAAAGGGTCGCTGTCCAGAACCTTCAGCACGCCAACTCCAGACGACAACGACGGTGTCGACGTCGAGTACATCGACGGCCGCACGTTCCAGAAAAAGACCGTTCCATGCCGCTTGCCTGGCCAGTTGGGGTTGAAGCCCGAGAAGGTCAGCGCGGTCGGGGTGAGCGACGTCAACAAGGCGTATCAGAAGGGCATGCGCCGAGCGGCAGAGCAGCGCTACCGACGTTGGAACTACTCGTTCGAAACGGAGCTCGACGCGAACAACAGCGGCTATCTCAGCCTCGCGGCTGTGTCGGACGATACGCCAGGGAGCGGGCAGAGCGCATTCCTGAAGTCGCTCACGCCACAAGGCACCGGCTTGGTGCTTGAGAGCAGCGAGCCGCTGGACTGGGCTTCCATGGCAATGGCAAGGGTCGCTCTGCGCAAGCCAGACGGACGCGTAGACGGCCCCTGGAGGGCGTCGAGAATCGACGAATACCGCATGTGGGTCCCCTCACTCGGTTTCGTCCCCGATCTCTCCTGGACACGCGAGCCGCCGCATCTGCTGTTCGGCCGCATCCATCCGGTCCTTATCACCAGCGTGGACCCGAAGGGCCTCGAGAGCTGTTCCGTTCGCGGCGTGAACTACGACGAGAGGCTCTACGTCAACGACAACGCCACCGCGCCGCCTGAGGCGGTCTGACCGCCAACACATCACCCCATGAAGGACCCCGCCCTGTGCGGGGTTTTTGCTTTCTAGGAGCAGCCATGCCCGTCCGTTACAACACCATGAACCCGGTCGAGCCGAATGGGTCTTCCGACTTCCGTGATCTGTCTGACAACACTGCGAACCTTGACCTTGCGATGAATGGCCAGGCCCTGACCTGGACGAATCGAATTGGAGGTGAAGAGAAGTCTTGGCGGGGCATTGTGCAGTGGATTGCCGATTGGCTCGCCGCGCAGGGATTCGAGCCAGGCGTGCTGGAGTACGTCGACGGCTCCCCGCTGACCGTAGATCGTCCGACCCAACTGATCCAGCGTGACGGGAATCTCTACAGCGTCAAGCGCCCGGCATCGTTCCCCGTTGAGCTGACCGGGAACTGGGCGACCGATCAGGATCTACTGGTCACCCAGGTCGACCGTTCGCTGCGTCAGCAACTGGCTGACCCGCTGGACCCGACCGCCGGCGCAGCTCTGGTTGCGCGGGCATCCCGGCACCTCAGCGACCTGACAGGACTGATCGGCCTGATCGGTCGATATGCCGGTGACATGGTTCAGACCGCAGCATACTGGGGTGGATGGTCTGTCTATGCCGATGGTCCGGTCGGCGGAGGCACTTACGTCTGGGACCCGGCGCGCCCTCGATCCGAGCACAACGCGGGAAACGTCATCAGCCCGACCGTGCCCTGGGATGGGCTGGAATCTACGTTCGCAGCGTACATTGCAGCGACCGGAGAAACCGAACCATCAGCCCTAGGGTGCTGGGTTCTTGTTCCGGAGCACGGTCGCGAGTTCAACGTTTTGCAGTGGGGCGCGAAGAACAATGCAACCGTCAACGGCGCAAACGACGCAATGATTCAGCCTCTCCTCAACTATGTCGAGGGCGCCAAGTCTGGAGGGTTCGGCGGGGTTGTGAACTTCCCCAAAGGAACATATCGGTTTAATACGTACTTTAATGTACGAGATAGGACCGCGATACGTGGCGAGGGGACGCATGCAACAATTATTCAGTTCCCCGGCTCAGCTGTTGGTAATTGCATTACATTAGGTCCAACTGGACCAAATCATCCAATTAACCCTAATGGTCATTGGGTATTTGGAGCTAGGCTGGAAAATTTAGCAATTTCTTGTTCAAACGTATACAAAGGAAGCGAGCGCTCTGTGATCTATACTGATGGGGCGCATGAGCATAGTGGACTGTTTAATGTTGTTGTGAGGGATTTTACTTCTTGGGGTGTTAACTATAACACCGGCAATGGAGGTCCTGCTCTATTCGAAGTGAGCGACTGCGAATTCTATCTTTCAGGCACTGCGCCAGCGACTGGAACCAAGCGAGGCATAGTGAGTAACGCTGGAGGTGCTCTATTCCTCATGCGGCATGTTACGATCACAGGTGCACCCGCAAATAAACTAGATCAGGGTGTTGTGATGCTGAAGGACAATCTTGTGGCTCAAGGGCTGCACTTTGAAAACTGCGGATCAGGAATCAGCCTGTCTCAGAATGACCCAGCAAATCCTAGAGTTAATTCTATAGTCGGAGTTACCGGCAACGCTACCGTTTCACCTGGCGGCCTTGTTGATATCTCTAGTTCTTTTGAGGGTTCTGTTCAGGTGTCCGCAGTTGTAAATAAATCAATATCTACAACTGGACTTATAACTCTTATTAATAGAAGGGTGAATAATAGGTATTTGGATTCTCCGGTATCCTCTTACTCGTATCCAAGTGCATACTCCCCCGGCGAGGCAATAAGTCAGGGAAGGGTTAATGTGTCTGGCGCAGTCGCAACTGTTGCTAAGTCTGTAGGTGTTTCTTTTACTGCAAGCAGGACAGGCGTTGGAGTCGTTCGCATCACGCTCTCTTCAGCAATGAATGATACCGACTACACAGTAACTCCAAGCGCCCGGCCATCTGGTGGTGGAGCCATGTTCGTTGAGTTCCTCCCGGTCAGCACTACAGCGTTCGACATAAAGACCTACAACCAGGCAGGAACCGCGACTGACCCTGCTTCGATCTGGTTTACCCTGCTTCGCTAGGCTGGCCGGTCAGGTCTGGGTATGCCTATAATCCGCCCCTGCCAAACGGACACGGAAGGGGTGGATGTGAATTTTCAAGCTATTCAGGCGCTTAGGGGTATCGCAGCAGTCTTGGTGCTCCTGCTTCATGCTCGCATCGCTGTGTGGTGGGCAAAGGACCTGTGGCATATCCCATTCGTCAGTTCACACGGGATGGTCGGCGTCAGTCTGTTCTTTTGTATTTCTGGCTTCATCATCGCCCACGTGGTATCGCGCAACAGCTTTGAGCCAGTTAGCTTTATGGTTAAGCGCATCTGGCGCATAGTGCCTATCTACTGGATAGTTACCACGTTGGCTCTGGTTTTTTGGTACACAAGTCGCTTTTGGCGAGCAGATATGGACAGGCTAGGTCTTGTTGGTGTGCTAAAAAGCTATTTGATATTTCCTCAGTCTGGATTCCCTCTAGTAAATCCAGGCTGGTCCCTTGAACATGAAATTATTTTCTATGTCCTCGCGGCGCTTATTGTGCCGTTTGCCAGGCTCCCTGGCCTATTTTTAGCGTTGATAGGGTTGTGGGTGTGTGGGATTTTCTATAAAGGGTGGGACTACCATCTGTTTTCGTATTCACAGCTTTACTTTGCTTTTGGGATAGTCGCTTATTGGTGCCGAGGGGTGGCGGTTAAGTTTTTGGCTCCAGTTGCGCTAGTATCTGTTCCTCTTGCCATCTGCTCGATGTACAAAGTTATAAATATCAGTCCTACTGCAAATGTGGCTCTTACTGCTATAGGATGTTCGTCTCTAATAGCTACTCTAGTTTCAATGGAGAACAATGGCCTAAAGTTCCCTAAATGGCTAGTTTCTATCGGTGATGCTTCATATTCAATCTATATTGTCCACTGGATCGTACTTCCGTGGGTTGGTTTTGTCGCCTACAGAGTAGGAGGGTCCATGGAGGCGTGGCGATGGATCGCGTTTTGCGTTTGCATGCTTATGGGCTTTGCTAGTCGTAAATATCTAGAAATTCCGCTGATGAACGTGAAATTCATACATAGGATTGGAAGAAGGCGAAGGGCTCCAGAGAGCGCAACAGCCTGACAGTTTCATGATTAAAAGCCCGCCAAGTGCGGGCTTTTTTATGCCCGGAGAACCACATGCCCATTACTGAGCAGCAGCTGCTGCAGATATATCCTCACGCCGGCCCTCGCGCCGGCGTTTTTGTTGGTGCGCTAAACCGTGGGATGACGCGGTTCGGTATCACGTCGCCGGTGCGCGCGGCGGCATTCCTCGCCCAGGTCGGCCATGAAAGCAGCCAGTTGACCCGCTTGGTGGAGAACCTCAACTACAACGCGCGCGGTCTGGCGGCGACCTGGCCGAGCCGGTACCTCGGCGCCGACGGCCAGCCCAACGCCCTGGCGCAGCGCCTGGCGCGCAACCCCCGAGCCATCGCCAACAACGCCTACGCCTCGCGCAACGGCAATGGCGACGAGGCATCGGGCGACGGCTGGCGGTACCGCGGGCGCGGGCTGCTGCAGGTTACCGGCCGGTCGAATTACCGCGCTGCCGGCGCCGGGCTGGGCCAGCCGCTGGAGCAGGAACCCGAACTGCTCGAGCAGCCGGAGTTCGCAGCGTTGTCTGCCGCCTGGTGGTGGGTCAGTCACGGCCTGAACGACCTGGCCGACCGCGGCGAGTTCGCCGCCATCACTCGGCGCATCAACGGCGGCACGAACGGCCAGGCGGAGCGCCTGGCGCTGTGGGAGCGTGCCAAGGCGGTGCTGTCGTGATCTCCGCCCGTGCTTTCTCGATCATGCTGGCCTGCCTGCTGCTAGTTGGTCTCGGCGCCGCCGGCGGTGTCTGGTTCGGCGCGCGGCACTACCGGCCGCAGCTCGATGCTGCGCTGGCGGATCTGGTCGCCTGCCGCGCCGCCATGGGAGGCCTGGAGTCCGCAGTGGCGGAGCAGGTCCGACAGGTTGCCGCGCTGCGTCAGGCTGGTGAGCAGCGCGCCAGGGAGGCAGCCCTTGCGGTGGAGCAGGGGCGGCAGCAGGCCGCGGAGCAGTATGCCGCGGCACAACGCCTGTTGCGTGAGCGCTCCGCTGGTGATCAGTGCCTGGCAGCCGAAGTGGTCATCGATCAGGAGTTAGGTCTATGAAGCTGCAGGCGTGGCGAAAGACTGCAGGTGCAGCGATTTCCGGCAGGTGCAGCCGAAAGGTGCAGGTGGTGCAGGTGCTGGGGTTGGTGTTCGCGCTGGCGGGATGCGCCGCCCGGCAGGAAGCCGAGCCGCGCACGGTGCGCGTAGAAGTGCCGGTGGCGGTCCCGTGCCGAGTGCCGGCGGTAGAGGTGCCAGTCTGGGCCACGGCGGGGCTGCGGAAAGGCGACGACCTACAGACCAAGGTCCGTGCGTTGCTCGCCGAACGCTTGCAGCGGATCGGGTATGAGGCGCAACTGCTTGCAGCCAACAGGGCATGCCAGTAGGAGTAGACTACGGCCTTTTCCTACGAGGGCAGGGTATGCTGGTCATTCGATTGGCGGGGAAGTGGACGTTAAAGCTGGACCGCCAGATAGGCAGTTCCGGCAAGCACGGGATATGGGCATTCCACTGCTCTGAAAGCACGTTCGCGCCGTCTTCAAACGACCTGCGGCGCACTGCGGCGATCCTGCCGGCCGAACCCAAGGAAGGCCAGACGGTGGACGTATCCATCTGCGACACCGCGCACTCGCCGGATGGATGGATTGCCGTCGGCTCAGGCGTAGCAGCCTACGAAGCGGAGCGCTGAAAGTCAGGCCCAGCGCCATGGCCGGAAGTCGCTTGGGATCTGCTCGACAAGCAGCAGCGGGCCGCCGGCGTCGAGTTCGATTACTAGGCCGCGCACAATACCGGCGCGCTCAAGCGCCTGTCCCAGGCGCAGATAGACCTGCCCGTCCAGTGGATCCTGGCTGATACAGCCCAGCCGCTGTCGTCCGGGTGCGGGCCCGTGGTAGATGCCCTCGTCGTCCACGCTCCCGACGACGGCGCCGCCGTCGAGCACGTCGTAGCAGCAGTCCGAGCAGTAGTGCGTCTCGCGCGTGATGCCGTGCTCGATCGCCCAGGAGTACATGCCCAAGGCGTCGGTGACCATGTCGTGCCGGTCCTGCAGGTCCACGATTCCGCACTGGTAGAGCTCGTTGGCCTCGCCGACAAGGTAAAGGTACTGCTCATCCGCGGCGTACAGCCAGGCAGCATGCTGCCGCATCGCTGCAAGCCATTGTGTGACGCGCTGATGGTGGCAATGCCTAGGGTCGGAGTAGGACATGGAAATCTCCGGCAGTCGGGTTGGCCGGAAATTATGCTGTATGAATATACAGTTATCTTCAGGAGGCGACGAGTGGAAAGCTGGTCGGAGGAGAAGCGGTCGTGTCAGTGGAGGGACTGGTAAAAAATGCTCGCCCTGGAGGGCCTTGCTACGAATTTGCTACAGCAAATTGAATTTATTTCGTATCTATATGATTTTATTAGGTAATTTTTTCTAGTTTGACCGATCCATCATCGGCGCAACGGAAAAGCGGCGTGAGAGGGTGGCGGGGGTGGTAGTCGGTTCTGGGCGCATCGGGACTTCGGCAGGGAGAGCGGAGCAGGGCGAGGGATTTTATCAGGTATGGAGGTGGAGGAGGGGCGGGATGAGCGTGCTAGTGTGAATGCGTGCAAGAGCCGAGGCTGGTGGGATGCCGAGATGATTATAAGTCTGCCGTCGGTCCGGCACCTGTATTCATTCAAGAGTTTTTCATCAGAAATTTTTTCCAATATTTATTTTTGAAGAATTTTATAGTTGGCCGGGTAGTCAAGGTTTGTAGGGTAGAGCTGTTGAGTGGTGGCGAGTGTGTTGGCCTAATTTGACCGAAGGAGTGAGGGATGAATACTTATTTTGATATTCCGCATCGGTTAGTGGGAAAGGCTCTGTATGAATCATATTATGATCATTTTGGCCAAATGGATATATTGTCAGATGGAGGTTTGTACCTAATATATAGGCGGGCAACAGAGCATGTAGGTGGTAGTGATGGGCGTGTTGTTTTCAGTAAACTGGAAGGTGGTATTTGGAGTGCGCCTACAATAGTTGCCCAGGCGGGAGGACAGGATTTTCGAGATGTAGCTGGTGGGACGATGCCTAGCGGAAGGATCGTCGCGGCCTCGACGGTTTATGAAACAGGAGAGGTGAAGGTCTATGTATCTGATGATTCAGGTGTGACATGGGTACATAAATTCACATTGGCTAGAGGTGGGGCGGATTATAATTTTGCTCATGGAAAAAGTTTTCAAGTAGGGGCGCGCTATGTGATTCCTCTTTACGCGGCGACGGGAGTCAATTATGAACTGAAATGGCTAGAGTCTTCTGATGGCGGAGAAACGTGGGGCGAAGGAAGCACGATCTACAGCGGGAACACACCATACAATGAGACTTCTTACCTTCCTGTGGGAGATGGGCGTAATTCTGGCTGTAGCCAGAGTAGGATCTGGTGCCGGAGGAGCGTTACGTCAGTTTATAAGTCTGGACGACGGCGGCACATGGACTGATCAGGGTAATGTGACTGCACAAAATGGTGACTCTACCGATATTCTCGTAGCCCCTTCTCTCTCCTATGTTTATTCTGAGGGAGGTACACCACATGTAGTTCTCTTGTACACGAACAGAACGACTCATTTTTGTTATTACAGAACAATCCTGCTGGCGAAAGCCGTAGCAGGCTCCTCCGGCTGGACGGAGCGTGTTCCTGTGTATAGTGCGCCAGCCGCCTCCGGTTATACTAGTCAAGTCGTTTTGGGAGGTCGGAGAATACTGGGTAATCTATTCAGGGAGACATCTTCTACGACTTCGGGAGCTTATCAGTTTGAAGTGTATCTGGGAGGAGTCCCGGATTTTGAGTCAGACTGGTTTTCTGTTTCTTCAAATAATTTGTATACCCTGAGTCATGGACTCCAGAGGTCGCCGCGTCGGGTGGTCGTTGAGTTTGCAAGGTCATCGAGTCCATCAACATGGAACATTGTCATGCCCAGTTATTTCAATGATGGAGGGCATGAGGGCAGTGGGGCTCAGGTTGAAATGGGTAGCTTGAATATTCGGCTTGGAACTGGAGCGGCAGTATGGGGCACGGGATATTTCGGAGGAATCGACAATAGTGCCACGACTCGATTCGCTACCGGGTATTATCGGGTCAGAGCATGGATTTAGCTGCCCACTGACTAGAAATCAAGCGGAGCGATTGCTGAATCGCATCTACCGGAAGGGCAGGAGGTCCAGCTTGCTCGGCCCATTAAAAACTGCAGCGGTAAGGGTAGGCTGCGACCGTTTTTCAGTCACTGACAAAACCTCCGTAATATAGTGCTTACACCTGGTACATCTGGATACTCTCCGAAGAGACTGGCGTGGCCTCAATGCGCGCGGGATTACCACTCTTCCGGATGTGCACGTTTCCCGAGCCTGGCCTGCCAGACAACGCCGATCCCAACGCCTGGAGGTCTGCGTAGGCGTAGAACCAACGAGGGCCGGCGGGCTGTGGCAGCTCCTGGCCCTGTTGGCGCGTCTTTGCGGGTTCTAGTCCATTTGAAATATTGCGATCCTGGCATGGGTCAGTAAGATGGGCCGTTCGACGACCCGCACCAGCCTCTATCAAGGATCGATACATGAGACTGTCCCGCCCGCGTTTTACCCTTTCCGCCGCCTTGCTGCTTTCTCTTTCCCTTTCCGGTTGCGTGTCTGAACTCGATTCGGGCGCCTATGGCAGCATGGACGATCCGCGCAACGCGCAGATGCTGGACCTGGTGGACCAGGCGCTGAAAGGGAACATGGCCGTGGTACTGGTGGCCGACGTGATGCCGCACAAGTCCCTGAGCGATGCGCTGACCATGACCCAGTGGACGCCAACGGCGATCTGGGAGTACGAGAAGGACCCGAAGGTGACCTTCGGCCGCAAGTTCCAGACCAACGCGCTGCAGCGGAAGCCCGACGAGACCTATCTGTTCAAGGCCTTCGAGGTGCATATCCTGCCGCCCGGCAAGTACCTGCTGACCGGCGGCGACGACTACCAGATCCATGGCTTGCTCGACCAGGTCGGCGCCCGCGGCGGTCCGCCCGGTTCGGGCCATGGCGCCAACGGCACCGCGTACCTGTCCCCCGAGCTGTATCGCGAGTACTACCGGGAAGAAGTCTGGAAAGATGCCACCTATGGCAGCGAGATCAAGACCGAGAAGGTCTGCACCGCCGTGCATGTGGCCTCGGGCGCCTGCGTGAGCTGGGGCGAGCAGCAATACACGCAGACGACCCAGGGCTCCCAGGCCGGCTATTACCAGCAGACCGACTCCCGCGACGTGCCCTCGATCAAGGTCCAGGCGCGCCTGCCGGTCGACAAGGCGCTGGCCAGCTTCACCGTGCAGGGCGGGCAATTGCTGCTGGCCCCGCGCATGCACCTGAAGACCCCCGGCTACAAGTACCAGCAGTCGAAGTGCCGGGCGATCGATCCGAAGAAGATCGAATGCCCATTGGAAAACCTGACCGTCTACACCTGGCCGGCGCCGATGGACTTCAGCCAGTCCCTGATCGCCCAGCGGGCCCTGAGCGACAAGCACCGGCAACTGCTGTCCAGGCTCCAGCCCCTGCAGATCACGCCGCTGCGCAAGCAGGGCATGGAAGACCCGGTCTGGGGCGTGCCGCTGTCATTGAAATAGCGGGTGCTCGCTCAGGGGGGCGCCGGGTGCCGCCCCTATCCACGATCGGCAGGGAAGCATTTCCCCACAAGGAAGGTGACATGAACGTATATCGCAAGGTTTCCCGCAGTGCCGCGACTTGGCTGTGCGCCGCGCTGCTGGCCGCATCCGGCCATGCCTGGGCCGAAGACTGGTGGGTGGTACACAAGGGCGACGACCCTGCCGAGCTTGACGTGTTCCTGGCCGATGCCGATTCGCTGGCACCCGTGCCGGGTATCGAAAACGCCTGGCAGGTGCAGATCGCCATGCTGTTCGACTCCTTCCATCTGCTCAGCGCGCACCAGTACCGCTGCGATACGCGAGAGGTGAAGGTGGTCAACGCCAAGACCTTCTCCAACAACGGGCAACCCACGAACCTCCAGTTCACCTTCGCCAAGGGCTGGACCCCGCTGCCCAACGAAAGCCATGAGGCTGTCCTCCAGTTCATCTGCGCGCCGCAGGAGCGCGAACGCAATGGCATGCGCTCCACCGGCAGGGGCGTGCCATTGCAGGCGGTGATCACCGCCGTCGGCATGGTCGAGATGGAGCGCGCCCAGGCCAATCTCGCCGAGGCCCGGCGCAAGCTCGAAGAGGCCAAGAGCGATCGCGTCATGGGCGAACTCGATCGTCTGCTCGGCAACGAACCCCGGAAGCCCTGAGCCGCTCTGACTGAAGCAGGGTGAGGCGAGGCGGATCGGGCCGTTTTCCGGAGCGATCGGCGTAGGTCCGGAAGGCGCGTCGGGAGGGTCTCGATGAGGTGGTATAGCCGCATCAGCCTGGGGCTCAGCCTCGCGGTCGCGAGCGCTTTCCTGGTGGCGTACTGGCGATCGCTCGACAGCCATAGCTATCCCAATATGAATGCGCCTGGGCTGTTCGCCTACCTGCTGGTCTTTCCTGCCTGCGCCCTGTTGCTGCATTCCACTGCGTTGGCATTCGTGCTCCAGCAGCGAAAGCTGGGGAGCGCTCGCGAAAGAGCGCTGCAATGGACGATCAACCTGGTGCTGTGGATGGCGCCGCTTTGTTATGTCCTTGCCAGCGTCTAGCCCGATGTACTTCCCCTCAACCCGCAGAGCGACAAGCCATGAGGGCCGTTTCATCATTTTCCTGGGGGCAATGAGTGTGTTGTCCATTTCAATGGGTGGACGTTCAGCCGGCCCCGCCAGTAGACCGTGTAGCGTAGCTTCGTTTTCGCAGGAATGATGCCGAGCTTGGGACGGAAGTTGATGTCACGGTGCGATGGGGCTCAGAGGACTTGGGGCGGTGGGGCTTTGTCACGATCCCGGTCATATCATGGGCTGCTGACAAGGGAGCATGGCGATTGCGGCTGCCCTTTTCCCGGTGAAGTGCGAAACGGATTTTTCAGGAGGAAGCATGAGCTACGACACGACCGGTTCCATGGTGGGGGCCACAGTAGGAGACCCTAGCGATGAGCGATGGAATGCGTTGATTGACGAAACCGACCTCGTAAAGGGCGCATCACTTATAGGCAGATCGGCAATGGTTTTAGCCAGCCTGGCCGATCTTCCAGATGTTCCGCAAAGCTACACCCATGAGTACATCGTTCAAGGCCACAGACCCGGTATTACCACTGGTGGTGGCAGGTTCTACTGGGATGGGGCGGTTGCGCGGAATCGCCACAACGGCGGGACTATCATCAGCCCCACTGTTCCTGCGTACACTGCCCAGACGGGGTTGGCTGGCTATCTGGATGGCTCGGGGGAAACTGAGCCGTCCGCCTTTGGCTGCTTTGTCCGCAAAATCGAAGGCCATGGCATTCGCCTCGAATGGTTCGGCTGGCTGCCAGGGGAACTCGCCACCGCGCCAGCGCAAAAGCTTCTGCAACAAACCCGTTCGAACGAAGGCTCTGCGGCCCACATCGGTTACACGGCCATGTTTCCCCCGGCGACCGTTCGCTCCGGTCCATTAGTTATCGGTTCGGACCAGATCATCGCCGGAACCAGCCGGACTGTCATTCTCCAGGAGCCCGGTACGGTGACGATGGATGTCCAGCCGTTCATCAGCATGGCCGGACAGAGCAATGTGTTCATCTTCGGCAATGGAATGCAGATCAATGGACAGAAGAACGAGGCACGCAGCGGCGAAGGTCGATATGGACTTTTCATCTATGGCTCGAAAAAAGTCCTGGTCCAGGACCTGACAATCAACGCGTTCTCCGGTGATGGATTGGCCGTTACCGGCGATGCGGGGCGACCAAGCGAAGATGTACGCATCGACCGAGTCCTTTGCAACTTCAATGGACGCAATGGCTTTTCGGTCATCAATGCCAGGCGCGCGACGCTGCTGAATTGCCGAGCGACTAACACGAATACCAATGGACTTGGTGCATCAGCCAATGGACCCTGGGCGGCCTTCGACATAGAGCCCAATGAAGGAAGCGGTTACTTCATCGAAGATATCAACCTGATCGGTTGTTCGAGCGAGGGCAATGCTGGGAACGGACTCCAGTTCACCATCCCGAATACGGACTCCCCTGTCTCCGTCAGGGTCTCCGGATTCCAGTCCCGACGAGACGGTTCGGCTACTCAATACGGGGCGAAGAATGGCGGAGTGGGTTTCATATATTGAGGGGGCGTCTCTCCGAAAAACACTATGTCGGGTCTGATCCAACTGGTTGGCATCGTTGTCGACGAGCCTTTTGGCAGCGCTATGCGTTTCCGCAACTGGAGCGCCAGAAACGCGCCGGTACTCATCAGGGATGTCACGATAAGAAATGTGAACTTCGGCGTGGCCACGGGAAACATAAATCGATGCGGAGTCTGGCAGGACTCTTCTGACTCCATGGAAGTGATTGAACCAAAGGGCAATTTCGAAGTGGATGGGCTGACCGTCTTCGACGATAACCAACAGCTCATTCGACCCGTGTGGACCATGGGAATAGTGGCGGCTCCTACAATCGCCAAGGTGAGGAATGTCTACGTCAACCGACATGGCTATCCTGCTGTTTTGCCGTTACGTACGAAAGTACAAGGAGGCGTAGGGTGGAGCGAGCTGCCGATGGTGTCCTTGTCCTCGTCCTCAGCAATCGCAGGAACGGATTATGTCGGACAAATGGTCGAGTTGACGGGGAGCGGAGGATTCGTACTGCCGGAGGCCGCTCTTGCCTCGGGCTGTGTCTTCAGGATCAGGAATGGTTCGAGCGGCAGCATCAACGTCACGGCACTGGCTGGAGGAATCACGGGCAGTACCTACGGTAGCTACACCAACACAGGAAGCAGCCTGACCTTGATCAATGGGCAGTATGCCGAGCTATGGAGCAATGGAAGCACCTGGGTCCTGAAATGACGCGTAAACCTTTTATTTGGCTTGCCTCCGACTGTCATGGCGTATGGTCGGTATGCCAGGACAGCTTTTCGAGCGGCTCAGCGCTTCGGCGCAAAGACCATCTTCACCGGCGCATCGTGCTTCAGGCGCGAGCCGTCCGCTTGGTTTCCGGGCTCGAAGCTAGGGTGCCAGGCCCTGAGTTCCGTATCGGACAGCCACTCCAGTTGCAATTGGTCCGCGGATGCGCGCAGGTCGAATTGCGACAGCGACTGCACGACTGCATGGCACTTTTCCGATTTCCCGGTTTCGAGGAGGGAGACCTGTATTTCTTCGCCCCAGGTGATCGAACCTTTCTCCGGGCATTTCCGAACCTCGACGTGGTATTGCCCGTTCGGCGACGGCAGGTCGGAAATCAGCTTGTCGGGGCCGCAGGCGGCGAGGAGTACGCTCAGTATCAGCAGGGGGCTTTTTTTCAT